TATTTGACGACCAATTATCGGCGCGTCTACCACATAACCCATAAATCCATTACCTGAAATATTTAATTCCTCTTCCTTATTTTCGATTGGATTTTTTATATAACATTATTCCACGCGTATTCATCTCAACACTTTTTTCGCGTTTTTAATCCCTTCTTGTTTATGGTTTTTTCCAAAATGCCTTTATTTTTTATTAAAGATTTATCAACAGTTATATTTTTATCCATATGTTCAATATTTACCCTTTTCCATACACATATAAAGTCGTTCCACGTAGCACCCATTACATTGAACGTCTCAACGACTTTTACTGGATAAACGGTTTCGGTTGACATTTGTTTACCGGACCAATATGCCAATGCTTGGCCTGCGTCAGAGTAAAAACGCCAATTATCACCCGGATAAGTATGTTAAGGCCGTTTGGTGCATGTTATACATATTACAGATATTTTAAAATTATCATATTTATAAAATATATAGGCTCCATACAAACAACCCAACATTTTAATTGTTGAACGACGCATGATAAACTGAATTACTACTATCTCTTCTATACAGCGCATCAAAATCTATAGGTCCAATACGATTCGTTTTGCTAACCGTATTCGCCGCAGTACTAATTTCTTTACAATCATAAATATCAATCACCTGTTTTACTAATTTACTACGCTTTACGTCAGCATTATCCAAAGTAACCAAATGAATTAATCTATGAGCATTATAATTTTGCCTATAATAAGTGTTCGTCTTGGTAACTATATCTTTTAGTCCATTGGCATCTGTTCGGTCGGTCTGTTTAAGATCTCCGGTTATTACCAGCCGACTACCATCTCCAACTCGCGTCGTCAACATTTGCATCTGATTCGGCGAACTATTTTGCATTTCGTCCGCAATGATAAACGTATCTTTAAACGTTCGTCCGCGCATAAATGCTAGCGGTGATATTTCAATTACATTTTCGTAAATCATTTTTTCCAACTCATTCTTAGAGTAATATTCCAAAAATATATCAAATACCGGTCTAGTCCACGGATCCATTTTTTTAACAATATTACCTGGCAAAAATCCCATTTCTTCCTCTACTGCAACCAATGGTCTCGTGATTACTATTCTTTTGGATTCCCCCGACAAAAGACACTCGATTCCTCTTTTGCAAGCAAACAGGGTTTTACCAGTTCCAGCAGGTCCCGTGACAATAATCATTTTATTATCATTATTATTCAATACACTTGCGTACAATTGTTGATTAATACTTTTGGGTTGGTAATCTAGGGTGTTATGCTTATGTTTAGATATTTCCTCTAAACCAATATATCGCTCCTTTCGCATATTCATATTTAGTCCATAGGCTAACCAGTCATAGTTACTTATGAAAAAAAGAAATAAACTAAGGTGCACGATATTCATTTATAAAATATTTATGGGGTTATATTTAAATTATTATAATTATATATTAAACGCACATATCAAATATTAATCCCTCATATCATATATTAAACGCAGGAATCGAATACGTATCACCTACCTTGACATATTTTGCTATAATCTTGGGATTCACCTTATTAATGACAACCTCCTCGGTTTGGTAAACGTTAAAATTATTATCAATATAATAAATGATACCACAAATATCTTGCGCCCAAACTTCGATTTTTTCTGTCGCAACCTGTTCTATTTCATCGCATTCAACTATTCCATGAGGTGTACCTTTGATATGCGTTCCACAATATTCAAACCCCACCTTTTTTCGTCTGGTACATTGTTCGGACGTCGCCCTTTTTGCACAACATCTATCATATACGGGAACAAAATTCTTTATTCGTTTGCGTTTTTTAAAATCAGTATCTTCCAAAGATAGTTTGGGAAAATCATAAATATACTGCAATAAATTATCTATATTTTCAGTTTTTAAATTCATTTCTACCGTTCTGTCACGGATCGCATCCTTGAATTCCTTGACGTAAGTATCTATTTTTCGACTTAATCTCTTTTCCATAATATATGTTTACTCTACGTTCATAACCGAATAACGAACTCATTTTTTTTTTATATTGCAAATGTCTATAGGAATTATCCCTTGTAAATATATTTTTAGAAATATTCTATTTGAATATTAAGCAAAGCCAACAGTTGAATCGTTAAAAGGTTTAAATATTATTAAATAATGTAAAATATATTATTATATATATATTATGAAGTATGATATAATAATTATTGGGAGTGGAATTAGTGGATTATATGCTGCATATAATATTAAAAAAATGTCTCCCGAAACATCCTTTTTAGTTCTTGAAAAACATAAAAAAACCTGGATTGGCGGAAGAACCAGTAATGAATTATTTTACGGAACGGAGATTGTTACTGGCGCAGGCGTTGGTAGGAAAGAAAAAGATAAGTTATTACGCAAGTTGTTGCATGAATTGAATTTAAATACGAGCGATTTTGTTGTTAATCCGCATTACTCTGATACCTTTGAACCAATAGATATAAAAAAGGTTATGGGATATCTAAAGAGTGAATATAAAAAATATAAGGGACCGCCAATTACATTTAAGACATTTGCAAAGGGAGTTCTTGGAGAGAAAGTATACACACTATTTTTAATTACCGCCGGATATACAGATTTTGAAAACGAAGACGCGCACGATACATTTTATTCTTATGGTATGGACGATAATTATTGCTGTTGGAAAGCATTTAGTGTTCCTTGGAAAAAAATGGTATTGAAATTGGCGTGTGAAATCGGAGCATCAAATTTTAAATTTTCGAATAGTGTATCTAATATTAGAAAGGTGAATTCGGACCCGTGCGAGTTTGTAATAGATACAGAGAATGGTAAAAAGTATGTATGCAATAAAGTTATAGTTGCGACAACTATAACCGGCATAAGAAAGTTATTGGATTATCCTATTTATAAAGAAATCGAAGGACAGCCATTTTTACGTTTATATGCAAAATTCTCCAAAAAATCTATACCAATCATGAAGCATTATGTGAAAGGATATATATGTGTGCCAGGACCACTTCAAAAGTTAATTCCTATGAATCCGGAGGATGGTATATATATGATAGCATATAATGATAATAATAATACATTAAAATTAAAGAATAATCTTGAAAATACGAAAGAAAATAGGGATTTGTACTGCGAATTAATTGAAAAATCATTGGGAATTCCACCGAATTCGTTAGATATTATAGCTATTAAAGATTTTTATTGGCCTATAGGCACTCATTATTATAAACCGTTGGATACATCTGTTTACAAAAACAGAGCCGAGTTTATCAATGTTGCGCAGCATCCGGAAAAGGGAATATTGGTAGTGGGAGAAGTAGTTAGTAATAATCAAGGATGGTCCGAAGGTGCTTTAGAAAGTGTAAAAGCGGTTCTAACCAAAAAGTGGATAAATAGCACGTGTTAGATACTACTAGTTAACATATCATTTCATTTACCGAAACACAGATTTGCATAGAATAAAATATAATCATATTCTATGAAAAATAATACAAAAAAAACAAAAAAATCCCATAAAAATAAAACAAAAAAACAATTTTTGTTTAATCCTAAAAATCCTAAAAAGTCCTTTGATGTATATATTGACAAAAACCCAAAAGATACCATACATATAAAATATACAACCTTGGAAGATGTTGAAAACACGATTGACAAATTGGAAAAGTTATATAAAAATAAAAAATATGCACATAAGCGCATATGGCAAGTAGGGATGATTATGAAAGTTCGGCTCAAAGTATTACAGGATAAAAAACCCAAACAATATGCCTTAGCAAATAAGTATTTTAAATTTTTAGGAAAGAGAACCGGTATGAGTGAAGAGGAGAGACATAAGGTTTCGTTCAAATATTAGAAGATTATAAAAATCCCTTCAGTTAAGATGGATAATCATTGGGCAAAACACTGATAGATATAACCAGTAAAATATAAAACAAAAAATACGATCCATAAATACTTTGGTCAATTCCAACAAAGCTTAATATTTGCCCAAGACTATAAAGAGCTAATATAGATATTCCGAGTATAGTTATGTTGTTCATATTATAATTTATTAATATTAAATTATAATATTAAATTATAATGCATTATCCTTAAATTACATTATGTGGTAAATCGCGTTTCTCTCAAATGATCGATCAACGAATTTTTTATCAATCAAATGATAACTAAGTGGAAACTGTTGGTCGTAATCCTTTAAAACAATATAATGATTGTCTTTGAATTCATTGCCATCGTCAAGAACAATGTTTCCGATAGATAAGCTATCATATTTATTAGCCCAATTGCCGTCATGGTCGGAAATACGATTTGTAAGTCTTTCATAATTGACATCTAAATTAGGGTCATTTACTCTCACCTTTTTGGTTTCTGAAGGATCCGGTTCGTTGTCAATATTATTGTCTACGTATTTTGTTTTTTTCATAAAAACGGCGAAACGAACGACCCCTCCCTTACTTTCTTTTTTGAACCGTTCATCGTTAATCATTTTATTGAACTCAATATCTTCTTTGTTTGTCAGGTTCTTCGTCGCGACTTCCGCGGCACGTTGATAATCCGTAAAATAAAAATAAGGGCCAAATGCCCGCGATTTATCCGACCGACTAACCCCAAACATATGTATAAAATTCAACTGTTTTTCGCTCTTTCCCACGTAACACGACATAGGTGTTTCAATAAACTGATTTATACCATCTTTTAACAAGACAAATTCGGGTTCCGCAACAAAAAAATCAATCAACGTTTGGTCAATATCGATATTACATATCTGGCGTTTGTTTATGATCTCGTCCACAATTCCAAACCAAAGTTTCTCGGTCTTAAATAATACATCGTAAGTATTCCATGGGCACCAGGACAAGTCAACAAACACACATAATTCGTTTTCAGCATTCAAATAAAACCCTGCAACTTCCACATTATCAGTAGATAGGTCACCATAATTTTGACTATTCATCATTCCGGTTAGCTGTTTAATGATATAAGACTTTAATATCTCTGTTTCACGAAATACATTTGCAAAAAAATAAACCCGAGGAATGCTTAATTTGTTGTTTTTGCTATTGTTATGTAGCAAAAAACTTAGGAAGGGTTTGTAATGACTATTATTTATTTTATACGCAAAAACATTTACGCACTTGAACTCCGTTTTTTCCAGCAAAGTATCCACGTTTCGCAACAAATGACTGGTTCCACAATAGTCAATCTTTTCCATCAATAATTAAATGGTATGTATTTAATTGTTTAATACGATTTAATTATTTTTATTAATTCGGTGTTTTATACATTCTTTAACACTTTCTTCTCTGTTATCCAAAACAAACTGGGTTATCTCTTGGGCGGCATTGCCCTTATCATTTTTAAAATACGCTTCGAGGGCGCCCATCAATGTTTTCCCAGTAATATTTTTTTTCACCTTGTTTTGTTTATATAAAATGGATCCACCTTTTATATCAAAACAGTCGATTTGATTTGTTTTCATAGTTTGTATCAGACCCTCGGCAAGTGACTTTTTGATTACATTCTTTTCTTTTATTTTTGCCTTGAGCTCCACTAGTTCTTTTTCGATAGCTACCCACTGTTTTATGTTTTCAATTAATTGTTCTTTTGTCTCCATATTTTTATAAAGTAGATAACTTTAAGCTAAATTATTGTTTTATTTACTTCGTGGTCGTTTTTAAAACTTTCAAATGTCTTTTACAAAACCCGTTTTCCACTATATGACATTTGCACCGTGAACCTTTGTTTATTCCTCGGGTTAATATAAAAACACACACGTCTTTTTGTTTCTGTAAAAGTTTCAATTCCTTGTCCTGTTGTTTCTGCAAAATCTTCGCTTCTTTCTCTTGTAGTTTCTGCAAAATCTTCGCCTCTTTCTCCTGTTGTTTCTTCAATAGTTTTTGCGCCCACACACTAGAATGAGTATAACCACAAGCACTATTTGACGGACATTGGACATTTACCCCCAAGATTGCTTTAACTCCTTTTTTATTATAATAAGGCAACAATGTATTCTGAACCGTTTTACAATAAGGACATCTAATTTGGTTTTTATTTAATTGAAACTGTTTGTGTTCTAAGCGGTTCCCTTTCGTTTTGTGTCCCAAAATATCATTATACAACGGTAAATAATTAAAGACGTGCCCACATTTTAATGATACACAATCATTTTCTAGTGGTTCATTTGTAATAAGACATAGTTCCTCGTCGTCATTAATGCTTGTATCATTATCATTTATGCATTTGTAAAAATCAATATTGTCTTCTATTATATAATTCATACATGATATAGTGTTTATTTTTTAAATAAAAATTGTTATGAATATAATATATGCCTTCTCCCGAAGATTGGGGCCCAGCCGTTTGGGCATTATTACATACCTTACCAGAAAAAGTGGCGGATGGTCGACCTGCCGCATTGTATATCGGAGTATTTAATATGATCAAACTAATTTGTAGTAATTTACCGTGTCCGACTTGTGCAGAAGATTCTTCGCGTTTTTTAGCAAAAATATCGTTGGATAAGGTGAATACCAAACAGGGGCTAAAAAATATGATATACATATTGCATAACTATGTTAATAACAAAAAAAGAAAACTACCTTTTAATTTCAAAGACTTGGACACCGTTTACAAAAAAAAAGAGTTATCGAATGTAATAAATACATTTTGTAGAAAGTTCAATACGAAAGGAAATATGCAATTATTAACGGAAAGTTTTAGACGCCAGATAGCCCTGAAAGGTTTTTTAAAATGGATAAAACAACACGCCGTTTATTTCAATTGGAGATCAGCCTAATTAGAAGGCATACTTCCGATTAGTTCTCCGTTTTTATAAACAGAACATTTAAAGGTTTGTTCGCTAGGCATACTACACTGATCACTACTACTAGTCGCCTGATTGAAAAACAAAAAGCTACCTGATCCTCCCGCATACATAGCAGATACTATCAAGGCGGCAGCCGTTGCACCTGACAAAATATTTAAACCTAAATCAGTGGTGTCGATCGTGCACTTTTTATATACTTTAATTCCAATATCTACGAAAAAATAAACTAATAATGCCGAAAATATCCAGAAATTGGGTTCGCCTTGACTAAACATCGGAATGGATACATAAATAATAGTAAACGCAAAAATAAAGGCACTTATGGACGAGTTGCCAAACTGACTAAACTGAATAGACGTACATATAGTATTGTCGTCTTTAATTGATTCGCCGCCATTCATCATATATGCAAAATTACGAATGATACAACACCCAAATAAAAACCCGAAAAAAATCAGCCCTTTAAAGTTTTGGAATACAAATGACAATGAGGTCATGCAAAGGGCGATTATTATGGGCGAATAGAATGACAAAAATACAACAATATTAAAGGGTTGATAAAATTTTAAGGGTGAATTGTTATTTACACCCCCGACTTTGGATTGATCTGATGGGTTCATATAATAATAAAACAATTTATTATTATGAAATACTACACTATTTCTCTAAAATGAGGTCTAATACTTCGGAAACACTTTCTATACAATGAAACTTTATTCCGTTCATTATTTCATTGTCTTTATATATTTCCATTATTTTGTTGAAATCATATTCATTTTCTTTTGGATATATAAATTCGGTTATTCCGGAGGGTATGGAGTGTATTATTTTCTCTCTAAGGCCTCCAATTTCCGTTAATCGTTGATCAAAACTCGTCTCTCCCGTTATTCCAAAGTTGTGTTTGATTTTGATATTATTAAATAAACTATACAAGATAACGGTAAATGCGGTAGTTGCGGAAGGCCCGTCCTTTTTGGTACTAATACTCGGACAGTGTATATGCAGACCGTAAACCTCGTTTTTCAAAGGATTGTTATACTTGGCTATAAGTTCTTTCTGAACCAGTTCGCTAGTTAAATTCCACGCGGTCGTTAAACTTACCTGGATAGATTCTTTCATAACATCACCTAAAGATCCCGTTAAGGTCAAATCCAAAAATTTATTAGATGGTACAAGCTTTGCATGTAACGGAAGAACCCCTCCTTGTCCCATCTGATTTGCCCATAATGCATTAATAAGACCCACGCGATTATCCTCATGAACCTTCATTACTTTCATTTGACGTTTGTCCTTGAAATATTTGTTTTTAATATCCTCTATAGTGATTTCAATCGGTATATTTATATTATCAAACTCTTTGTTTAGCATAGATAAGTTTATTTCTCCTATAATTTCAAATAATTTTTCTTTTAGTTTACGAACGCCAGGTTCCAGTGTATAGTTATCGATTATAAACTTTATTACGGTGTCACCAAATCCGAACGTATTTGACAATGAAAATTTATCATACAATTCAGGTAACAAGTGTTTCTTAGTTATCTCTATTTTATCTTCAACCGTTAGCGTATCAAACTGTATCCGATGAATTCTATCCAACATAATCCGGTCTATCGCTTCCGGGTCATTATAAGACAACACAAATAATATTTTCGAGAGATCCAGCCCTATTCCCGAAAAATACTTGTCTTGGAAGTTATTGTTTTGTGTGGAATCTAGCAAATGCGTTAATATTCCGATTATCTCTCTACCGTGTTCTGTTTTGGATACTTTATCTACTTCATCAATGACAATAATTGGATTCATGCATTTGTTATCCATTAAAATCTGCACAATCTGTCCCCACGTACTTCCTACGTATGTATAAGAATGACCGACCAAGGTGGACGCATTTGCATCCCCTCCTATTGCAATAATGGAAAGCGGTCTACAATTACCTTCATTATCCTTTAAACATTTAGATAAGCCCTTCGCCAATGTAGTTTTACCAACGCCCGGATTTCCCTCAAACCCCAAAACACATCCTTGCATATTATTACTACCATTTAACCATTGTCCTATAATGCGTTCTATCTGAACCTTTGCTTTTTTGTGTCCGTGAACACAACTATTGAGCGTCGATTTCACGTCTTTTAAATAAGTGGACACCGCAGAAGTTCCACTGTTAAGGTGATTATATAATTTTATCGGTCTTAGTAAACTATTATTTTTTAAAACCCACGACAAATGCTCTTCTTTCAACAGGACCTTATAAAATATCTCCTTTAAAACCAACGAGTTTTCGTGTAAAGATTCTTGTTCGATCCATTTTTTCAAAAACACTGCCTGGGTCTTTTTAATTGTATGTAGTTCTATCTTACACATATCTTGTCCGTGTTGGTCTATAATGATATTTATGTCTTTTATCGCATTTTCGGTTTGCGCTTTGTCCAATTTGGCAAATAGTTTTACTATGTATTTTTTGAGCTGCTCTTCTTTAAAAGAACAAACTATACTCGTCTTTAAATGGGTCAATAGTTTTATTATATGAACGATGGTTATGTTGTCAATATCTACGTTTTTTACATCCATTAAATCTTTATCGACCAATATAAGTTCGCGAAGGTTATTTACCACGTGTAATATCGGTTCTCTCTTATATATATTAAAGGGTATTTTTAACAATCCTTCCAAATAAGATCGCGCTTTAGTACCTCCATCATCTGACTTCGATTTCACTTCTTTATACTTCGTCATTGCTTTTTCCTTGACATTATCGGGGGCGTTCATTAAGCATATCTGCTGCTCTAGAGGAACCTTATTAAAATCAAAGTTGGATAATTCAGTTGTATATTGTAATGTTTGTTTCATGGCCGTTTTAAAGCATAATTTTATACAATGTGGGAAACTATCATAAATCATTATTTGCTCTTGGGTATCTACCACGCCATTCGTATCATTTGACATTAAGTCATACAATAAATAAGCCAAATACTGATTTTCCACACAGGTTGACATAATCAGTAAGTTCAACAGGGTTTTCCTTTTTACAAATAGATCATCTTTTACGAAATCTTTTACTATGGTCATTGTTTGTTTTTTTTTGAAACCATTAACCATCGCTTGTATTCCTTTGAATACTTTTTCATAATCGTCCACCACATAATTTATTAAATAATCTTTCAACTCTAAAGAATTTATAAACATACTTGAGGTTTCGTGATCACACCCTTTTAACAAAATGGATTTATCTTTTAATTCTTTCTGAATTGTCGTAATGAATTGACAATTTACTAATTCCATCTCAAGATCATCTAATATGCCATATACGATAAGTTTTTTATTTTCTTCTATTACAATTTCCACCTTTATTCCCTTTGTCTTGATGATAAATTTGTCGTATTCATTTAATATGTTATAACAAACCGCGCGATTGTCAACAAAATGGTCATCATTCACAATAACATTTGCGTTTTTAACGTAACATTCATTTTTCACGTTTATTACCGTATAAGAAAATGGTCTTAAATGTTGACAAAGCAATTCCCATCTAATACTATCTGGTTGTATCAATGATTTAAATTTATCACCTACGCAAATTAACATTAAATCTTCTAAACTGTAAGTTCCGTATTTTTTGAAAAAGGACGAAATATCGTTGTTTAGTTGTTGTATCTTGTTTCCGATCACTTCATTATCGTATGTTATATCTATAAGATTATGAACTTCTTTTATATTGTTGTTAATATCAACTAGTTCATTTAAAGATAACCCATGCTCGGCACTCGATAATATGTTATATGATTTATTCAAGTTACAATTTATATTTGATTTTTCAATAATTTTCTCATAAAATCTTAATCTTATCTTGAACGCTTCTTTAAAATCTGGTGGGGGATTATTTACCACATTAATCTTGGTTTTACTCATGGGTTTGATTTTACTCTCCTTCATAATATAATAAAATATATTATATTTTATTATATTTTTGAAGCATATTAAACATATTATCATAATAAGTTTAATGGGCATACCTAGTTACTTCTCGTTTATAGTTAAAAATCACCATAAGATTATAAAAGAACTATCCGCGTACAATGACAAGATAGACAATTTTTATCTAGACTGCAATTCTATTATATATGATTGTGTGCATAAGATCGATTTAGACGAAATAAAAGATGATATGAAAACCGCGATTATTATAAACGTGTTTCATAAAATTGAAGAATATGTAAATTTTATAAAACCAACCAACTTGTTGTTCATTTCCTTTGATGGGGTCGCGCCAGTAGCCAAATTGGAGCAACAACGAAACAGAAGATACAAATCGAATTATCAATCAAACATATATAATAACATATTTACCGACAAGAAAATAGACAAATGGAACACTGCCTCTATCACTCCTGGAACGGAATTTATGAGAATGTTGAATGAAAAAATAAGGAAAAAATTCAATGATCCGTCCAAGTACAAACTAAACAAAATAATACTCTCATTGAGCGATGAGTACGGAGAAGGTGAACATAAGATATTTAAATATATAAGAGATACAAAAGAAGATAATATAAATTGTACAAATGTAGTGTACGGATTGGACGCGGATCTAATCATGTTGTCTCTCAATCACTTACCGATCAATAATAAAATTTACTTGTTTCGCGAAACTCCGGCGTTTGTCAAGTCCATAAATATTGAATTAGAACCAAACAAGACATATTTGTTGGACATACCCGAACTAGCAAATACAATTATAATGGACATGAACAACGGACGAATTCCTACAACAGAACAGGGTTATAACCGATTATATGATTATATATTTATGTGTTTTTTCCTAGGTAATGATTTTCTACCACACTTTCCGTCGGTGAATATTAGAACTACTGGTATTGACAAAATGTTTAATGCGTATTGCGCTACAATAGGCATGCATGAAGACGAAAACCTAACTAATGGCAAGGTTATTTACTGGAGAAATGTTAAACATCTAGTTAGATTTCTTGCGGATAATGAAGAAGGCTATTTAAAAACAGAAACACATAGTCGAGCAAAGAGAGAAGCGATTAAACCACCAAATAAAACGATGGAAGACAAATGGAAACTATTTGAAAATAAACCAACCTATAATAGACAAAGAGAGAAGTTAATCAACGTATTTCATGCAGGATGGGAAGCTAGATACTATAAACAATTGTTTGATTTGGAAATAGATGAGATCAGAAAAAAACAAATATGTGTCAACTATTTGGAAGGCATTGAATGGACGATGAAATATTATACATCGGGGTGTCCGGACTGGAGATGGTGTTATAATTATAATTATCCGCCACTATTGAAAGATCTGATACACTATATTCCATTTTTTGAAAGCGAATTTATCGTAAATAAACCAGAAAATCCGGTAAATGAACTCGTACAGTTATGCTACGTACTTCCCCGTCAAAGCTTGTCATTGTTACCCGACAAGCTACGCATGGCGCTATTATCCAATCATGATGGTTGGTATAAAGAGGATTGCGATTTTATATGGGCATATTGTAAATATTTTTGGGAGTCCCATGTGGATCTACCGCACATAGAAATACAAAAACTAGAAGAGTTTGTTTATAAAACCATTCTATGATTTTTCCTAAAGAATCCGAGATTTGAGAATTTAAACGCACTTTGCAAATTTTTCTTTTCCCAAAAGTATTTGGGATTCTCAAAAATGGACAAAAAAAATGTCCAATTTTCGATTTTGCAAATATATCTTGGGAAAAAAATATTCAAATTCGCGATGTGAGCATAATCGTCACAATCGTGTTTTTCCCTTATTTTTTTTGTTACGATAAAAAAATAATTTATATTTCGGAAAGCATTTAGAGTTTTTTTGTCGATGGTAATATATGATAACAAATGATAACGAAAAGTGCCGAAAAGTGCCGAAAATATTTTTATGCGACTCTTGTGACTATAAGACGTCACAAAAAAGTCATTATGTGAAACATTTACAAACCGATAAACATAAATTCGGCACAAATGATAACAAAATGATAACAAATGATAACAAAAGTGCCGAAAGTGCCGAAAGTGCCGAATTTGTGACTGACAAGCAGCCAAAACACGACCTTTTTCGCGACAACCCCCTCAGTTTCACGTGTTGTTGCGGACACGCATACAAGTTCAACAGCGGGCTTAGTAGACATAAGCTAAAATGCAGTCAGTTTTTACATAAAGAGGCGTCCAATAATACCGATAAAGAATTAATATTGTCTCTCATCAAAGAAAACAGTGAACTAAAAACAATGATGCTGGATACTCAGGCCAAAGTATTGGGGGTCTTGGAAAACGGAACACATAACACCAATTGTAACAATAAGACATTTAATCTTCAGTTCTTTTTAAATGATACGTGTAAAGATGCGATGAATATTATGGATTTTGTCAATAATTTACAGTTGCAACTGAGTGATTTAGAGAAAATGGGAGAAATTGGCTATGTAAACGGGCTGTCGAACATCATTCTAAAGAATTTAAAGGATATGGACGTTGCATCTAGACCTATTCATTGTACGGACGCCAAAAGAGAGATATTATATGTAAAAGACGAAGACAAGTGGGATAAAGAAGCAAATGGCAATCCTAAAATGCGAACCGCCATTAAACATATAGCACATAAAAACACAAAACTATTGAATGATTTTAAAGATAAACACCCAAATTACAAAGATAGTTCGTCAAAAATATCTGACGTTTATAACAAATTAATGATTGAAAGTATGGGCGGCAAGGGGGATAATGATTTAGAAAAGGAAAACAAAATCATTAAAAAAATAATCAAGGAAGTTATTTTAGAAAAAGATATATAATTGAACGCGGGTGTGACAAGATCTTCAAAATGAAAATACGTAAAAAGTTATCAATTAATAATATTTTAAAATGGTATATGTCGAAAAGCGTTATTAGTGAAATACCAGATAGAAAGGCATTTTTTCATTTGCTCGAACACAATCCGGGATTAATTGTGCTAAAACTTGGCGCAGAATGGTGCGGACCATGTAAGCAAATAAAACACGTAGTAGACGGATTTTTTGCAACCTCGCCGAACAACGTAGTTTGCGGGGATATAGACGTGGATGTATCCTTTGATTTCTATTCCATGCTCAAAAGCAAAAAACTTGTAAATGGAATCCCGGTTTTACTATGTTACAAAAAAGGTAACAATACTGTAATACCCGACGATAGCATAACCGGATCAGATCCGATACAATTACATCAATTCTTCAAGCGGTGTGGAGCACATCTTCAAGCCGCCGTAAAAAACAACCCACCGAAAACATTAAATAACTAATGATATAATAAAACACGATGGATTATAAACCATTTTTACCACCCCCCAAAGAATTTACGACGTGTGATCGAATATCATATTGGTGGTTTATGCATAGCACGCCTACTGGCGAAACGTCTTATGACGGCGATGAACTATATTGCTCGTGTCTAAATTGTTGCCCTGGTAATTTAGAACTAAAATTAAGCAACCCCTATTATAAAAACCCAACGGTAGTGTTTTGTTGTTGTTTTACTTTATTGTTTATGTAAATAAAATCTATTTGTATATTATATTATATGAAATCATCATTCAATAAATTATTTATTTTGTTTTTTATATTAATAGTCATTGGAATACTATATAAAAGATTTGAAGACAGTAGAATAAAAGACGAAACATACGAAAATAATGTAGCTATTCAGAAATATTTATTAGATGGAAAATCCTTGACTGAAAGTAAAAAACCTATATTATGGATATATGTTCCTTATGAATTAAATTCGCGTAACTGGGCAAACTTCGGTTCAAGAACATCCCTAGATTTAAACCAACCATATTTATATTTAACCGTCAAAAGCATCATTAACAAATGCAGTCATTCTTTTACTATATCTATCATAGATGATAATAGTTTTGAAAAATTAATTCCTGGCTGGAACGTCGATCTGAAATGTATCGCGAATCCGATTTTAGATAATATGCGGGAACTCGGATTAATGAAATTATTACATATTTACGGAGGAATCTTATGTCCTATTAGCTTTATTTGTATGAAAGATTTAAATGAGCTATTTATAACCGGAACGCAGGGGGGTAAAATGTTTATGTGTGAAACCACCGACCGAAATATAACATCTACCGAGAAAAACGTTTACCCGAGTTTAAAGTTTTGCGGCGCAAACAAAGAAAACCGAACCGTTGGTAATTTAATCGATTTCATGCAACATACGATTTCAAATGATTTTACAGCGGATACCAAATTTTTAGGTGCGTTTGATAGATGGTGTAATTCTAAAATAGAACAGGGCGCGATTAATCTTATAAATGGCAAAATGATTGGAATCAAAACGAGTGAAAATCAACCAATACTTATAGAAGATTTAATGTCCAATCACTATTTGAAAATAGATCCATATACATACGGAATATTAATACCCTCGGATGAATTATTAAAGCGTCGTAAATATCAGTGGTTTTTGAGAATGTCTCCCAAACAAGTTCTAGAATCGGACATTATAATAGGAAATTATTTACTTTTGTTTAATGCACCGGATAAAGAAGAAGGAATCATAGAACCGTTAAAAATGAAACCAGATTGGGTTGCCTTTTGGAAAACTCCGCTATATAATGGATTATATGGTGTAAAACCACAATGGCTAGGAGATAACCAATTAAAAGTGAAATACCCTGGTAGATAAAATTATAATTATAATATGTTAAAATATAATTATAATAATAAATATAAAAAATATAATATGAGCCAACAATCGTGGATAGTTTTGTCTACATTAATTTTAGGATTAGTTACTGGTGGCGGAATTATGTTATATCACAATCAATCACACGCCGAGGATGACGAAAACAACCCCGCGGATGATAGCTTAGACGATGTTACGGATGAAACAGATGAGGATAGTTTAGACGAGGATAAGAAAGTCCACAAAAAAGTGCTAAAGGCTAAAAGTATCAAAAGCAAAAAACAGGCAAAAAAAACGCATGGAACCACTAAGCGACGTTATTAATTACTTATATATGTAATATACAATTTCATAGGTAGACATTCCATATATTAGTTTAGACGCAAATGTTATGCTATTAGCCTTACATATTTGTCTAGCAATTGTTTTGAATGAATTATAGGTTACCTTATTTTCCAAATAATGTAGTTTTGATGTGTGGTAATAATCTTTCAAATACTCTATAAACGTGGAAATATCATCGGAAAGTACACCTTTTTTGAACGCACACTTATCAAGTTTGAAATAGGCGGACTGGGTTATGGTACAAATATTTGATAAAACGTTAAAAAACGCATCAGTTGGTACTTTTTGTTTGAATATCTGAGTACTCATATAATACCATTATAGTAAAATATTATTTGTTGAGGATTGAAATTAAATTTTTGGTAAATAAAGCCAATTCTATGTCATCTTCATGTACAATATAAAAGGTTGATATGTATTTACATATATAAGGAACTACATCGTACTTTTGTTCATCTGTCAATAAGTCAGTTTGTTTTATAAAGACAAAATAAACGTCTAGTATGTCGACTACCGAAAAGCCTTTGTCATTGATGGCGAATAAAACATTTATGGCAGATTCCAAATTGTTATTCAATAAGTGTATGGTGTATTCATTCAAGTATATAAAACTAATATCAGTACACAAATCTTGGGCAATATTCAAGTCTATTGGAGATCCATATAGTTTAAACGTTTCTAATAGTTTGGTTATACTTTTAATATTGTTGTTGGTGGCCCTCCTTATATGTTGTTCAACGCTTTCACTAATGTTTAAATTTTCGCCAGTGGTAATAGTTGTAATGATGTTTTTGATGTTATGATCTGATAACGGAGGCAACTTGATGTTTATTAAACGCGACTGTAAATTTTTATTAATTTTATATATGTTTGAACATGAACAAATAAAAAAGACCTTGTTGGCAAATTTGTCAATACAACTATTTAATAATTGCTGACACTGTTCATTGATCAAGTCTATGTCATCCACAAAAATCACCTTTTTTTTATTGATCGAACTATTGATTTGACAAAAGTTTTTGACCTCATTTCTAAAATAATTAATTCCTTGTTCCTTAATACTATTAATATTCATTATATTTTGCGCATATTCATTATGTTTATAACCAGTGAAGTATTCATTTATAATAGCATTAAGGGTAACCGTTTTACCAGAAGCTAGCGGTCCATTAATGATTACATTTAATTCATTCTGTTTGATCAAGTTACTTAAAAGGTCAATGACGGGTGTTTTCTCAAAATCTTTAAAATATTTAGGTGTATATTTTAAAGATAATAATTGTTGGCTTGGATCCATTTTATTATTATTAGTTAGTTTTTGTTTAAGTATATCTTTACTAATAATAATATGAATAATATGAATGAAAATTATTATGATATTTTAGGCGTGAATGAGAATGCATCTACACAAGAAATTAAGAAATCATATAGACAATTGTCAATGAAGTGGCACCCCGACAAAAATTCAAGTAAGGAGGCGAACGGTAAGTTTCAGAAAATCAGCGAAGCTTATGAAACGTTAAGCGATGACCGGAAACGAATGGAGTATAATATGATAAACAAAAATCCATTCTTTCAGCAGATGGGTATGAATAATAATGGGGAAGGGAATATGGATGATATGTTAAGCTCGATTTTTGGAGGAGTTTTCGGAATGCCTGGAATGCAAGGAATGCCGGGCATGCCAGGAGGAGCAAAAATTCACGTATTTCATGGTCCCCCATCGATGAATATTCATCAAGCACTACAAAAACCTTCCCCCATTATAAAAACGGTAGAAGTGAAACTCGAAGAAGTATTAAATGGTTCCACTATTCCACTAGAAATCGAGCGATGGAGCATAGATAATGGGCTAAAGGTTTTTGAAAAGGAAACAATATACGTTGAAATACCATGTGGTATAGACGATAACGAATTAATAGTATTGCGAAACAAAGGAAATGTTTTAAATGATCACTGCATAGGCGACGTTAAATTATTCGTAAAAGTGATAAACAATGGTGAAATAAAACGTTCCGGATTAGACTTAATAATTGAGAAACGGATTTCATTAAAAGATGCCCTTTGTGGATTTTCATTTGAAATAAAACATTTAAATGGTAAATCATATACACTGAATAATAATCCGGGTAACATTATTCCACCAGAGTACAAAAAAATAATTCCAAACATGGGGTTATCGAGAGAAGCGCATAAGGGTAATTTGATTGTAAGTTTTCACGTAGAATTTCCCGACAAACTGACAAACGAGCAAATTGAAAAACTATCGGCAATTTTATAATTTTATAAGTTGATTTTATCATTTGTTATTATGCCATCGATTTCAACGCTAAGAAAAATGGGCAACTCTTCTCTCTTTCTACAAGTATATGAAAAGACAACTAGCCCATTATTCTTGCAACAATCCACAAATCCACCCGTAAGGGAATGAATATCTATGCTTATAAAATCCAATTGATAGAACGTCTCGATTATATCATTTGTCAATATGTTGGATGTAATCAACCCGATTTTTATTTGACTGTCTCGCTTGGCAACAAGTTGTGTTACATGATTATAATTGAAACTAGCAATCCATATGTTGGATTTGTTTATCTCTCGATTGTTATTTAAAACACAAAACAAGCTGCCCACTATATCACCCTCGCCTTTTAAATCGAAATACAACCCCAGATTCAATAAGCCGTCTATGGCAAATAACTCTTCAATAGTAATAATATCATTATCATATTCTTTAATTTCTTCCAACGTCATATCACACACAAAGCGACCCTCTAAGTAGCGATCATGTAATATTACAATTTCATTTGTTTTGCATAATTGGACGTCGAGTTCAATCATATCGAATTTATTATCTATTGCCGCTCTAAAAGAAGCAATGGAGTTGTCTTTTTCATTTATTGAAAATCCACGGTGGGCAATTTCTATATAATCAGGCATAAATAATAATGAATATTTCATTTAACTAGTTTTAATTATAATGTAAGTGCCCGCCGCGCGAGGCATATTATAATTAAAATATATTTAGTCATTTGCCCAAGTTAAAAAATTAGATAACGTCCATAGTAAATAATATAATGTAATAATATAATAATGTCAGGCGGACGTCGAAAAATAGTTAGATGCATTCAATCATATATAAATTCCGTAGATAACACAACTTATTCTGGTCCTATGAAATCTGGTTTGCCGCCTAGGGTGGGTGTAATAAAGTATTACCATAACAATTATATGACCCGGTGTAATCAAAACCCAAACGCGAAAAAGAAGAGTTATGCAAATATGGTATTTTTGAATATTAATCCCTCACAAACCCCAGTTCCGGCCGGCTTTAGACAAACTACCAATTATAACTACTCTTACAATCCACCGCCGGGTGTAGGATTTTATGATGCAAACGCAAAGTATGATAATCATTTTTATAGACCATACAATCCTCCAGCGCCTATTTCACAACCGAATGATCCCAGACCCCCCTTAAATACTCATCAGGGTCCTTATAGTAAAGCTCTTAGAAAGTATTATAAATAAGGTGCTTATGGTTTTTGCGAATTCAAGACTCCATACATATCGACGGTTGCGGGGGAATTGAATTTAGCCACCGTTTTTCCGTGTATCTGCGAAGGGGGGTAAGGAAAATATCCATTTGGATTAGATGTATAGTTATCGTATCTTCCTAAATAAGTATAGAACTGTCCGCACTGTGTTCCTTGACAGACGGTGGCGAGTCTGTTTTTAGCACGTCTGTTCGCAGTACTAGTGGCACCAACACCACCCGTGCCGGGTTTAAATTTATTATACAAATAAACTTGTTGATTACAGGTAATATTTCCTCCTGGACCAAACTTGGTGCTCCTTCTAGCTCCTACACCGAGATTTTTTTTGTATAAAAAGCCAGGAAAATTTGTTCGGTTTCCATACCAAAAATTTCCGTACGAATTACTGCCGTTTCCAAAACCTCTCCATCCAGACATATATAATAATAATATAGATTAATATTATTATTTTAAACCGACGAGCGAATACACTTATGAGATTTTTCGCGTAGGAATTTCATTAGACACCAAATAGATAGAGTTTTCCGTAATAATTATATATTCGGTACTAGATTTGTAAAATTTGGCAATAGTGCTTGTGTATTCATCTTCACTTTTTACCAATAATTTTTCTCCATTATCTCTCACACCAACCAACGCCTTTTTGTCTAGAGAGGCAGTCCAGTAATCTAACATTATAGGCTTGTCATCAACAATGCTTAATTTGGCTGCGTGTTGTAAAGTGACGTCGGATGGCAACCGGTAATTTAATTTTGATGCAGTTTCAGCTACTTGCGACATTTTATATAATGGTATTATATTAATCTTTAAATACTAATTTAAAAAAATAATATAGTTATAAATAAATGAAACAATGCACGTTTTCATTACTTAATAAAACAAATTATAATGCAAATTTAGAAGACAGCATAATCGAAATTTTAAATAAATATGCGAGCTTAACAATAAAGTATGTTTTGTATTTGTCCGAGGCCGGCATATTTTCAAAAAATAAACGGGAGTTAACTCTCTTCATTACCACCCGCGGAGTTGATACACTGACCCATATATTTTTAAACTTGTTGTTTTACACAAACAATTCGGCGGTTACATATTTTCACAGCGAGAAGTCGTTTTATTTTTATATAGAATTTGTTTCGCAGATATCACACGAAGACAAATCGTTTCTACAACTGTCTAGTCGCGACGCGTGTAATTATGTTTATAAAAAAACCATTTTTGATCTACAAAAAGATATGAAACACTCTATAAACGAAGACGAATCGACGATTAAAAAACACGACACCATTTCCAACTCCATACATATTTTAAAAATATCATTTAATAAACTACTTTTAAAAACAGTAACTGAAAAAAAACATCAACACTCGGATTTGACTCTGTTTTATGATATGGTTAATCATTTTAATACCTTAGATCTTGTAAACACGGACTTCAAAACGCTGAGCATAATGATTGAATATCTAGATAATAATGTGACGGATATAGAACGGTTTTTCAAGTTAAAAATTGTATTATTAAAAAAAATAAAACTCGGTGAAATTCATTTATTAAAGTTCAAACCAAAACCCAATAATGCGTGCGAAGCATTTATAAACGATATGATAGTTAAGAACAAATAATAATCTTTTTCTTAATTTTTCTTTTTTTTTGCAAAGCGGCCAATTCCTTTTCCTTAATAGTAATTTGCGCGGTTTGTTGGTTGATGACGCTGTACTCGCTCATTAACAAATTCTTAACAAACTCATAAATATGTATCAACGTTTCTTCATTACATTTTCCAACTATCAATACGCTACCTGTTCGAAAAATCATAAACGATACCTTGACGATATTTGTATAAGCCTCGCTGTCCTCCTTGGATATTTGACTACCCGTTTGTTCTTTCAAATGGTTATTATAATAAAACTTACATTGTACGCCCGGATACGAACACGGGTCAAACATACACTGGATATTGTATTTATTTTTTAACGATATGTATAATTTTTCTCGGTCTATATTGAATCCGCAATTAAAATTAGAATTTATCAATACGGTTTCAATAGAATTATCCATATAATTTAGTTCTACGCCATTATTAATATGGGGACGTAATGTATTGAGTAATTCTCGCAGTAAAACATAGAATGTCTCGTCATCTTGTACACCCGGTATTTCAATTTTGCCTGTATTGAAAACCTTGGTGTGATATTCGACAAACTTGGAATTCACTTTCAATCGAAATATTAACACAAAACAATTATAAAACGCGCTCTTCTTTTTGCATCTATAACTTAATATATCTTTCTTCGATAACCCGATACTAATCTTTCGGGTATCTTTGAACTTGATTCTACCCGCCGGATTATTTATATGGGTGATAATATGTTCCTCTGCAAACGAGATTTGCTTTAATCTGTCTTGTAACAAATTAAAATCGTCGATTGTAACAGAATTAATTTTAATTTGTTTTTTAATTACACCATTGGAAGGCATTGTGTACTCGATAACTGGAATTTTCCAAAATACTTCATTTAGGGGGATTACGCTATTTAAATATAATATTTTGGTCTTGGTTGAAATATAAATATCGGATGGTTTAGGACATCCGTTCTCGTTTATATCATTATTAAACGTAGTCGGGATATCTATTTCATCCACGCCATTCATAAAATTTTCCCATTCTTCATCTACAGAGTACATACTTACTTTATCAATCGATAGTTCTTTAGGCTTTTTATATTTGTTTTATACCAATTATTTTATTTCATTTATTTTATTTATTTAAATATATAAAATATATGTTAAAACAATCCAAATTTATTGATGATAAGTTACCGTGCAACACAAAACGCCAAGTATGCAAAAATAATTCGGCCTTCGAGTTATCTAATGAAAAAACCATAAAAGAGAATTTATTTGACCCGTCACAGAGCTCACCTCCAAACGATTTTCTAAAATCATTACTTAATCGCTTAAACAAATGAGCCTCTTTAAGTTAATTACAGCATAATCTAAAAACGCCTTATTGTTTAGATTTTGCGCATGCATTAATGATTCCACAAAGTCGAAAAACTCGGGTGATTTTTTAATCGAGTTATTTCTCACGACATAATTAAGTATAATTTTTATAATGTGTTTATAATTTATATTATATTTAATACTTATTTTGTAAAAATAGGGGGTGAGTAGCTGGGGCTGGGTTTGTTTTATTTTTGATAAAATAGCAATAATAGTGGTCTCGTTTATAATTTGTATGTCGTTGTTTATTATAGATAAATTTGTCTGTAAGAAATTGACCATACTACGAATATCAGAGCCGAACATTTGTTGAACGCCGAGTAATTTGTCATCATCCAATTGAATTTGCTCTTTGGTTAATATTTCATTTAAAAAACGGATAATGTTTTCTTTTGGCAACTGATTAAACCGTAATTTGACAAATTCGTTTTGTAATCCATCATATATCTTACTAATATAATTACATATCAAACAAAACCGAACGTTGTTGGTGTTATTTTCGATCATATGTTTCAAAGATTGTTGGGCATTTTTGGTCATATAATCCACTTCATCCAAAATGACAAACTTCATGCCTTTATTAAACAAACACTTTGATTGTACAAAATTATAAATTTGATTTCTAATTATGTCTACTCCTCTTTCATCAGACGCATTTAGATGAGTAATTAACTCTTTATAAGAGGTATTATAGCACTTGTGTTGGTACGCATCTATTAAATTTATTATAGTGGTCGTTTTGCCGGTTCCCGGTGGTCCATGCAAAAGCAAATTCGGAAAACACCCAGTTTCCACTATATTTTCCAATATTTTTTTATTATAAACGTCCAATACAATGTTATTTAATTCTTTTGGTCTATAAAATTCAACCCAAGGTATTTTACTCATTATATAATTTACAAAAGACATTTAAGTTATAATTCAAAACTATTATTATTATACATATATAATAACAATTTAATGTTAAAGTATAAAAAAAAATGCCTTGTGGTAGGGTACGAAGATACTGGATGTGACCTTCCTATTTTAAACAATCCGAACTGTAAATTTAGAATGGAAAAATCGTACCTTCACGCAAATGGCGATAGTAATAATAATATTAAGAGTTTTGATAATTTATCCGATTTGGATACGAATAGCGTTTGTAGCGAGATTACGGTAGACGATAAGCAACAAAATAGGACAACGGGCGCCAATTTTCATTATGCCTCGAACTTTATAAGAACATATCTGCTTACAAAAAAATTTATAGAATGTTGCTGTTCTTCGGACATTGGCATAATTGGTCATTTTAACAATCCGTCGATCATTGCCCTTACTGGTAACAATATAAAAACATATTCAAACATTTTGCCACTGGAATGTGAATTTTTGAAAAACAAAAAATGCTCGGGTGTTTTTACTTTGACCAATTGCTATCATGATATAAAAAAAGAGAACAATATTTACACGCCTCATTTAGAGATAATTATGAAGGGGGATATGTACAATTTGGACAAAATGCTTTGCGAATTGATATCATCTATGGGATTTAAAAATGTTAGAGGTGGAAATTATCACGAGTTGCTTAATAAATATGGACTACAAGATATTAATCCAGAAAATTACAGCTTAATAAGCGGCGGCGAAGGCGATGTGTTTTTTATAAAAAATATCCCGGTGGAACCAAATAAAAGATGGTATGTAAATAAGACAAACACCAATTTTAATACAATATACGTTTTAATTAATGGATTGCTGGTGATAGAGGCATTTGAGCACAACTGTAACACTGGTTATATGCGGGAAACTTTTTATGACAAGACAAATAATAAATGTCGAAATGTATTGAGTAAACTTTTTGATAAAAGCACAGTGGATACTCAGTTTGATATGTTTTTGGAAAATAGATTCACCGTTCGTAGTGGCATAACAATAAATGTTTTCAACTTAATCAAATGTATGATTTGTAACAATTTGATGCCTGGCAAATATCTGTAAACTGATAAACGCGATTTTAATATATAATAAAACTATTTAAATTAATTTTAATAACCAGTATAAAATGTCCGAAAATACCTTCATAGAGAATGCCCCAAAAAAAAGAGGAAGAAAGCCAAAAAGCAAACTGGATCCTCTTTCACAAGATACTGTGGTAGAACCGGAATGCAAAACAAAAGAAGTAATACATAAAAAAAGAGGAAGAAAGCCAAAGGGCGGGAAAATTGTCAAGGAGATAAGTAATGCGAACGTAGTCGAAAAGGAAAAAAGCAACATCATTTTGCATTTAAAATGTACAATGGACGAACTTTTAAAAAATAAACATATTAAAAGCGATTTTAACTCGTTTAGTTTTCAGACAGAAAATAATTTAAATTTAAACTTGATTGACCCGCATAATGACGACAATGCGAATCATAAAACGTGTAAAATAGATAACCAATTATATATTAACGTAACTAAAGCGACTAATGAAGATCAATGTCTCTCTGGACATAATAAGACAGATAAAGAGAACAAAATTATTTGGAATAAACTAAAAGAACTACAGAAAAGTTTGCATAACAATACAATCGACGAAAAATCGTCCGCCTGTTTTTGGTGTACCTATGATTTTGATAGTCCGCCCATTTATATTCCAAAGAATTTCATCAATGGTACGTATCAAGTATATGGGTGTTTTTGTAGCCCGGAATGTGCGACTGCATATTTAATGAAGGAAAAGATAGACACCTCGACACGGTTTGAGAGATATTATTTGTTGAATTATATATATTCTAAAATTTACAACTATGAAAATAATATTAAACCGGCACCGAATCCGGAGTACATCTTGGACAGATTTTATGGAAATATGACGATTCAAGAATATAGATCCTTGCTTAAAAATGACAGGCTATTCTTATTGGTCGATAAACCACTCACTAGAGTAATGCCTGAACTACATGAAGACAACGATGATTTCATTATAAACAATAAAAGTATTGCCTCGAACAATAATTATCAAATTAAAAAGGCGTGTCGAAAAAAAGAAAAAAAAGAAACAATGATTAAAACGTTTGGATTCACTTAATGATTTATCACTTTAGCTTTGTCTCATTATTCGTTTTTCTCTCATTATAAGATCGCATTGTTCCGTCTAATCGTTTTCTCAATTGTTTGTAAATTTCATTATTTAAGTTGCTTTTGTCTACTTTGCGCTCGGCTTCTTTAACTGAAATGCCTAAATAATCTTTTATTACGACCACTTCATCATAATTAAATAGTTCCAACTTTGACAATGCTACGTCTTTATCATAGTCAGTTTGCCTTAATACGATATTTAATTTGTCATCTATTTGGCTAGTCTCTACAATAGATAGCTTATCTTCCATATGATTTAAATAAATTATTGTTTAAATCATATTAAACGAATTTTGATATATGTAAATAACACAATGGAATCACAATACAATACCATATCTCTTTCAAATAAAATAAGCAACATAGTCAATGAGGAGGTGAGTGCCATTTTGAGAGAAAAAAACCAAAGATATATTTTGCTTGAAAAAATATATAGCGACGTTGTAAATTTGGATTCATTTAAACAATTAGTAAACAATGAAAAAAAAGTAAATAGTAACGTCGAGCGCGAAACGGGTGTTATGGAAAATAAACTGAATTCGCTTCAACAACAGATTAATGATATATCGATGATTTTAAATGATAGCAAAAAAGAAGCAAAGGCGAATATTAAATTGGAAATAAAGGATATTGAAACCTATTGTTGTGTTTTGTGTAGCAAAACGTTCGATGAGGCACAGGCAGACGAACAAGCGTTTGTTTATAATCAAATTAAATTTTTTAAAAAAAATGAGGACTTTCCGAGTTATTCGAGTTTAATGGATATCTATTTTAAAGATACGAATGATAGTTTACACGCAAATAAAAAAATACTTTGCGGTATTTGTAGTTATTCTTTTGCAATTTCACGCACAAAATCAGATCCAACTTGTTCCGAAATATTGTCGGCGACAATAGTGGATGAGAAAGAAGAATCAGAGGATGAGGAATCAGAAGAAGAAGAAGAAGAAGAGGAAGAAGAGGAACTAGAAGATGAATCAGAAGAAGAAGAAGAAGAAGAGGAAGAAGAAGAAGAAGAAGAGGAAGAAGTGAAAGCAGAAGTGAAAGCAGAAGTGAAGGAAGTGAAAGAAGAAGAAGAAGAAGAGGAATCTGAGGAAGAGGAAGAAGAAGAAGAGGAAGAAGAGGAAGAAGAAGAAGAAGAAGAAGAAGAAGATTTTTTTGAGATTGAGATAAATGGTAAAAACTATTGCACTGATGATGAACAAAATGGAATCATTTACGAAATGATTGGCGATGAAATGGGGAAACAAGTAGGGCATTTCAAGAATTCAAAGGCCATTTTTAAATAATCTAGCAATCATATATAATGAAATTGTGTTCTCCAACATTAGTGTACCTCATGTTTTCTATAAGTAAAATTTTAATTGATATCTATAATAAGGTCTACGAAGAAGCATTCATGAAGATGCTCGTTACAATTTTAATATCTATTCTATTAAATATTCTGTGTGAGCGCGGTCTAGAATCCGTTGCCTGGATGATTGTATTTATACCTTTTTTGCTTATGTCGATTATAGTCGGTATGTTAGTATATTATTTTGGATTAAATACTCAAACGGGAGAAATAAACTATAATGATCAAATCAAAAAAGATGCAAATGGTAATATAGTTATTTATTACCCCACTTATAACGCGAGAGAGCGACCAGCATACTATAATCCACCTAACTTGATAGTACCAAATCCAGGATAAATGAATAAATAAAATAATATAAACACTTTGTCGTGATTCATATTATTAATGAGTTTCTTGAACAGTTCATTGAAATATATAGGCATAAGTTGGGTATCATATATAATTTTGCGCAAGGGTTATTTTTTATTTAAACAAAAAAATATTAATAATATAGATATGCTATACGACGCAGTATACTGGGTTAGTTATCTACAAATAAAAGCAAATCAGTTTCAAGAAATGCTTATGAACATTTCATTCGTCAAAGAAATCAAAACATATTTTAATGACAAAGAGGAAACCGCCATTGAATTTGTAAAAGACTATGAGGTCATCGATAATTGTCTTATGCAAAAACTGAACGCGATAACCAACGATGACGTCGTTTTTATAAAATCACTCGTGCGATTTGTCGACACAGATGAGGTGGATTTCATAAAAGTATTTCAGCCCTTAAATAAGGTGAATTACGTTCGAATATTGGCTAAAGAAGAGGGACAAGCCTTGTTTCTACTAGACGTATCAACTGTAAAATTTATGCTTTTAGAAATTGTTTTAAACGAAGAAGACAAGTTTAAAATAGATTTAGACGCGGAAAAAGAAAACTATTATTTAGTAAATAATGTGATTGATAAAAAAGTATTGGGATATTTACTGAATTCTCAGCATAACAAAAATTTGTCAGATACAGAGTATGATGAAAAGATCATAAGAATTAATATTTTGGATAACAATGTGCAATCGCATAGTATAGAATTTGATAAAAAGATTGTTATACGGAAAGATGGGTACGAGATAATTTAAATATAAAAAACAAAAACAATATAGAAATATTCGTGAATATAAATTATAAATGGTGTCCCTGTGCACATTTAATGAAATTGATAATGGATTAAAAATGCTATCCCGTAATTGGGTGTTATGTGCACATTTACCCCACGATACTGATTGGTCAAAAAATAGTTACATACAAATTGCAACTTATAAATCAATGAATGAAACGGTGGCTATAACCGAAATATTGCCAAATGTATTGATAGAAAATTGTATGATGTTTTTGATGCGCGAAGGGATAGAGCCGAGTTGGGAAGATCCGCAAAATAGAGGAGGGGGGTCGTTTTCCTATAAAGTAGGAAACAACGAGGTTCATAAAACCTGGCGCGAATTGACCTATGTATTAACCGGTGGAACCATAAGTGCAAACCAAAAATATGTAGATAGCATAACCGGAATAACCATTTCACCCAAAAAAAATTTCTGTGTTATTAAAATATGGATGTCTAATTGTTTATATCAAAACCCAGCAGAAATTACAAATAAACTCAAAGATTTAAGCCCAGTAGGGTGTATCTTTAAAAAACACTGTCCTGAATATTAAATTAAAAATAACCATTATATTTAATTTAATTTAATTTAATTGGGAACCGGAAAAGGTCGCTGTTCCGTACTAAGAACAAACGGTACAGGCATAATAGTAGCTGATTTTTTAAAAACGTTTGCGCTCTCGAGAGACGTTAATTCGGGTGTAAAACAGGGCGCCGGATTTACTAAATTGGTCGAGTTAATTCCAAACAAAAAAGATTCAATATCTGTTGAATTTTTCGATAACTTATTATCCGGTATTTGTCCAGGGTTAAGTCCGTTTCCAGGTAATTTAGTATCATATGCAGCGCCATATTGGGAATTTGCATAAAGTGTATAATTACTACTTTCTTTAAAACTGGATTGCTGTAAACAGTAGTTACCCGGGGTATTGATGTTTCTGGTAGATGCCATTATTATTATAATAATATATATTAAAATTAATTATTTACCATAATAAACAACTGCTTAATCTTATCTTTATCAATATTATAATCGTTATTAAAATATTCGCTCAATATTTGATGTGTTATAAAAAAATAATCATATGAAAATAAGATTAAAAATCCTATTTCTCTATCGGTGCTCATTAATTTGCTGGCTAGTTTGTCTAATATGGGGTGGAGTTCTTCCCATCCAGAAACCTCTGCGTATAGTTTGAATATTTCATCATTAATATGGCATTCATCAAATTCTTGTAATCCGAAAACATTCAAAAGATCTTCCTTATAAATAATATCCTTAATTTCACCCTCATCTTCTGGGCTTAGCGTGTGGTTCGGCGGGAACATTTTATTGTCGTCGTTGTAAAAACAAACATATTGGGAATTGTACATATAATAATAAATAATATATTTTATCATTATATCCATTTTTAGATATATTGTTTTGTAGTGTGTTTATTGTAATAATCGGCGTCTCTGGTTAATTCTCTCGAGGGTACACCCCCTCTAATCCAACCCTCCGAAGCAACCCCTTCTACACTATGTACTGGATTGGTCACTCTATCTTCTACACTAGGTAACAGGGGGGTATGATGGTATTTAATATAACTTTGCTCGGTAGTATTGGTAACACTTTTCTTATTCGTTATCATTTCACCTTGCTGTATTTGAGATTCCACTACTGGGTTGACTGAACCTCTGCCTAAATAAGGGACGGTGGCAAATGGGCGTTGAAACAAGTCAATTCTGCATCTAGGGTGTGTTTGAATAGTGCCTATTTGTAAATAAGAGGATTCGTCAATGTTACATCCACCGGCGCCCGTGTTGTATCCACCATTATACATAATACCTGGTTGGGTAGTAGCAAGTTCAATTGGTTTTTTCATCGTGCAATCCGAAGCGAAATAGTTTTGCAAGGTATAATTACAAGCGCTGACGTTTTGTATATCGTCTTGGGAAACACAGCATGTATCTAAACCGATGCGTGACATTTTATCAAAAGTATAACTGGATGTTTGTGACATTTATATATATGTAAAAATATTATTTTTGCTAAAATTAAAAATTATTAGGGGTGGTATTAAATTGAAATAAAAACAACGAAATATATTAGTACAAGGTATATCTATAATTATCCTTTTCTCTCTGGATATTGTCTTCCATAGTACTACCTTTGGCAGAAGGCATATTTCCATAAAGAAATTTTGCATATGCGCCCTGATCGTTCGCCACACGTGTATTAGGAGTACTATAAAAAACTCGGTTGGAATTGTCCAATGTGAAGTTGTCCCATAAACTATCAAACAATTGCTTATCTGTATTATTGATTTCCGGATTCATAAACTGAACCGCTTTTTTAACATCCTTTGTAATTTTTGTTTCGATATTAGGATTGAATGCGGGCGGTGCGGCTAAACGATTCGGCTCGTCATTTATTTGTGTGAGTAATACATTACTAAAGGGGTTTTTTTTATTGCCTTCTTTGAATTCTTGTTGTACAATTTGACTAAGTTCGGTTGAAGGATTTACTTTATCACTATGTCTGGTTGGTACAAGATCATACACATTATTACCTTCTACACTAAAGTTTTCTTTTGAGTTATGGAAACGATGAAGCAAATATATAGCTATCAATGTAACTAAACCAACCACTAATATTCGAATGGAGCTCGTGCCGACAAACCCTACAATAGTGATTACTAAAATTAATCTTGATATAGAATTTAGCTTTTCGGCATAAGTCATTTTAGATGAAGGCCAAATATCAAAAATGTAATTTTTATTAAATAATATATATGGGTCGTTAGTCCAAAACGTATTGCTCATTATATATATATTATTTTTTTAAAAAGTAAAAGTGGCGGCTATTATTGCTTTTTGTTGTTCTTGTTTTTTGATTTGGACGATTTATTTGTTTTATTCGGTTTGTTGGTATCTTCACTAAATATTTGAATAAGTTCTTCGTCGCTCATTTTAGGGGCGCCTGTATCAGACGTAAAAGATTGTTTAGCCTTTTCATTCTCTTTTGCTAATTTAGCGGCATCTAATTTCGTTTTCATGCGTTCTTTTTGCTGCGCTAATTTCAGATTTCGCTGTAGCTGCGCTTCCATCGCGCTGGTATTTAGTTTTCCTCCCATCGCACCCAATCCACCCAACCCAGCTAGGTCTGCGCCGCTTAATCCTAGTTTACTCAACATGGCTTGTATATCAGACATTCCCTTCATATTTTTCATCTTGTTCATAATTTCGGTCGCTTCTTGAACAAGTTCACTTTCTTTAATTTCCCCGGATTTCATTTTATTATCCAACTTGCTACCAACATTTTGAACTAGACTCATCAATTTAGTTGGATTTTTAATTAATTTACCCAAGACATCTTTCATATCGGTCGCGTTTTCCATATCTATATTAATGCTTTGGGCGGTTTCTTCGGCAATTTCTCTCGCCAATTTTCCTAATTTTCCATCAAGCATTCCGGTTATGTGTTCGTGAATATCCCCTGCGGTAGGCATATCTTCCATATTAAAACTTCCCCCAGACGGTTTATCATCTTCGGCGTTGTTATCGAATATTTCCTGCATTTTTGTCAAGGTTTCTTCCAACTTATTTTTAAAGTCGTCCTGATTAATGGCTTCAAATATTTTGGCAGTATCTCCAAACATCTCCTTGTTATCTAGTGTTCCCACAATAGAAAAAACAATTAGTTGTAAATATTTCCACATTGTTTCTCTCGTTTTGTCGCTAATATCATCTTGCCACAAGTTTTTGAAATGTATGTGTGGTAGAAATTCTGTATCCATTTCACTATCCTCCTTGAAAATATCGGCATTTTGGTACAATATGTCAAAAAATCTGGGAGGTAGTTTTTTTTTACAAAATTCAAACACTATTTTCGTGCTGATTTCTTGACCCTTTTCAATTGCCTGTGCCCTTTCAAGAGGCTCTTCAATATACGAATATTCACGTTCGTCCTTCCACCATTTATTTATCAAGGGAACATATTCTGGAAAGGTAGATTTAATATCAGATACAAAATCTTTAATCACCTTCTTGAATTCATCGGGAACCGTCGACATTTTATATGTTTAATATAAATAATTGTATTTAAATTAAACTAATTGTTAATTATATATTATATTATCTGCACAAATCGGAAAGTTTCGTTAGATTTTGAATATACTTCATCGTTTTTTTTTGATTTTCGTCGTCCATTTGACGTATTGGCTCTCTCAATCGGTTAATACTAGACAATATTTTACTACTATTTTCACTATTCATTAAATCGGTCGAATAATCTTTATTGATAAAAAAATCCATTGTTCCGGATTCAATTTCAACCCTATATTTATCTACTATAAACGTCTGCCATATTTTTACTATCATTTTAGGATTTGCTTTTCTGACTTGTGACAGTGCGTTTTTGGCGGTTAATACGTCCACGTCGTCCGGAAAGAGCATATGTACATCATTTAAAAACTCCATAAAATGATCGTTAAATGCCGATAAAATGTTGTTACTCATTAGACTTAATTGACATATCTTTTTAAATGAATTTCTTTATAATTGAATTTCTTTTAAATAACGGGTTGTCTTGGCCCCTGTAACTGTTGTAATTCGCTATTTCGTTGTTGTTGCAATTTTTCTACCGTCAAATCTTCTGATATTTTATTTGTTTTTTTGTAATCAGTATCATCGTTTGGTGTTTCGATCAATGAATTGTAATTCAAGTCAACGTAACTATGCATCTGTCGCATGCCACCATTACCTTTTGCTTCTAGGTCTTCGGGCCTTTGGTCTAAAAAACTATAACTATCAGAAACAACGTTCCCTAGTCCTCCGTCAAATGCGAATGCGAGCGGTTCCATATTATTTTGTGTAGCTTTCTTAACATTCGCGACCTGTTTAGGTTTCAAATAATTGGTAATTGCCTCACCGTACAAAACATTATAGCCTTGATTTAACAAAAGCAACGCAGGTACTCGGGTAACATTTTCGGGCATTATAATTTTTTGACCATTATCTAATACAACAAATGTTTTCCCATTCGAGTCCTTTTCACGTCTATCAATACAAACAAAATGTATGTCTTTTTGCGATACGTTGTGTTTAGATAAGTTTTCTAAAAGGTGCTTTGAATGTTGACAATAATTGCTATAATATAAAATACAACTCATTAAATTATAATTATTAATATATTCAATGTATTTAACTTATTTTAAATAAAATTGATTTTAATATTAATTTAAATAATTACTGTAATAGTAATCATGGATCCCAAAGTAAGATTAATCTCAGAGGAACACGGACAGTTGTCATTCACCCTTAGTGGGTGTGATACTAGTTTATCAAATGCAGTAAGGAGAACAATATTGTCCGATATTGAGCAAATTGTGTTCAAGTCGACCGAGGAAAATGGTATAGTCATTCATACCAACACTAGTAATTTAAACAATGAAATTTTAAAGCAGCGTCTAGGATGTATTCCGATAAACATTCGAGACATAGATAATTTTGCGCTAAGTAATTATGTAATGGAATTAAATGTAGAAAATATAACGGATACTATGCTCGTGGTAACTTCTGGTGATTTTACAATTAGAGACCTCGTTGCGAATAAATTATTGACTAAAGAAAAAGTTAACGAAATTTTTCCACAAAATGAACATACCGGACACTATATCGATTTGGTTAGATTGAAACCAAAATTCACCAATGATTTGCCGGGTGAAAAAATTCACTTGACCGCAAAGTTCTATATTGGAACTGCGAAAGAAGATGGTATGTTTAATGTGGCGTCCACCTGCTCTTATGGTTGCACCGTCGACGAAGACGCCGGCGATGAAGCTCTCGAAAAAAAGAAACAGCATTGGAAAGACGAGGGAAAAACCAAAGAAGAAATCGCATTTGAAAGCAAAAACTGGAAGCTACTTGAAGGGTTGCGTTATACATTGCCAAACAGCTTTGATTTTGTAATACAAACAGTAGGTGTTTATAGCAATAATGAATTGCTAGATAAAGCGTGTCAAGTTATAGTTGCTAGATTGACCCGCATAGGCGAAACTATTGAAAAAGATGAACTAGAAATTATAAAATCAACTACTACAATTAACAATTGCTTTGATGTTATATTAGAAAATGACGATTATACGATCGGAAAAATAATGGAATATGTATTATATGAAACTTTTTATAAAACCAAAATATTGTCATACTGCGGATTCAATAAACCACACCCACACGATACGCGCAGCATAATAAGATTGGGTTATACTGGCGTAACGGACAAATCATATGTAAAGGGCAATCTAAAAGAAGCAACGGAAAAATTGATCCACTTCTTTAACAAACTAAGAAAAGAGTTTCAAAAATTAACGAAACCATAAAATTCCGCTTTCACCTCATCCGAATTCCTTTGTAACAAATGATAATTTAGCGAATGCATTAATAGTGAAGTATCCAAATTATTTACAAATTCAATAACAAGTTTAAAATCGACGAATTTTTTTTGTTCCATTAACTTGGATACATATATTTTGTGTACGTTAAACATATGTGTTCTAAATTGAGGGGAAAACTCCTTTAATGGCTTGGCCTTGTAAATATAACAACTTTTGTAATTATTATAAAGTGCTTTGGTAAACTGGTGCAGCTGAGTTTTGAATTGATTGAACGGTTCTTTATGTTCGCCGAAATGTAGCAAATATTCTTTTACCTTTCGCTGTTTTCGTAGTTCAAGATACTGAAATTGAAGCTTTGGCTGATTTCCTCGTAACATTTTTACTTCCTCATAAACCGGGTTTCGTATTATTGTTCTAGAGTCGCTTTTTAGATTTTTTATAACAAGACCCATTATATCATAGGGCGAATTATTGTTGTCAAACATTTTGGTCAGTTCATTATAATTGGTAAATGTATACACCTTAGGAAATTGGATGGTGGTAGAATCCCAATCATAATTCTTCAAATTATTTAGCGGGACGTTATAAATGAATATGTCCCCGTTATCAGAATCAGAATGATCAATCGAATAACAAGCCACCAAATAAAGCTGTGGGTTTTTAACCGGAATTACAATTCGATTATCTGGGTGTTGTAGGACAAACGAAAAACAACACTCGGTGTTTAATTTATCTATTATTAAATGATTCTCTTTTGCGGCTTCTAGGAACATCTCTCGAAATGATTTAGATTTAGAACTATTGTGTTTAAAGAAACTACAATTCGCACCTACGTTGTTGCGTGTTGCTATTTCCCATCCACCAGACAACCCAAGGAGTGGGTTCCAAAACACATTAATCATTGTGCCCTCTATAAATTCCTCCGCGACCAAAGATTGATCCGAATTATCCGGATACATTTTTGTAAATGTGCTTAAATCAAATGATTTTGAAGGGGAATAAGAAACAATATTATTATTCGCATTCATTATTACCGATCTAAATAATCCTGACTGTCCAACCAAATCAAATGAGAGAAACTTTTTATTGTAACTAATAATGCTGTATTTTGCGTCTTCGCTGGATTTACAAAACACTTTGTTTAATTTAAGAACATCATTATAATTTGTACTCTCGTCATTTAAAAAATCAACCAACCCTGGTATAGTGTTCAAATTTATAAATGGTGTATCTGAAATCATTTATAAATGAATAATATTGATTATCTTTAAACTATATTTTTGTTTCAATTTCAACTTAAGTATAAAAATTTCTATCATAAATATAGAAACGATGTCTAATAAACCAAACGAAGAAATAATAGAACTTCAATTAGGTGATATAATTAAAATATTTAATCCGGTAAATGAAAGATTAAATGATCAAACATTTATTATAGACTATTTGGATAAGACAAAAATAATATTGATTAATACAGAAACACTAGATATATCAAAGTTAAATATATCCGACGATGGTCTAATAGGCGACGGAACTATTACAAAGTTGGTCATTTTAAGCAGAAGTGATACAAAAGGCTACGCAACACAAAACAATTTATTACCAAACACATGGATAAATATTCATTTCGAGGGGGATTATCCGGTTATTATAACCGGTGAAATTACCAATTTAGAAAGTGATATGATTGAAATTAAGACTACCGACGGCGACGTTTTATACATAAATTTTGATTATAAGGGAATACCAGAGGATTTACCTATCGGGCTCATTGAAATTAGAAATAAGCCAAAGCCTATAAGTGAATCGCCTATCGAAGAAATGGAAAACCAAGATTTTGAAAATCTGGATTTAAAAAATGTACCGGTTGCCGACCTTGAAATAGGAGTCCCCGTGAAAAACATTAAAAATCAATTAAGGGAATTCATATTGAAAGCCGACCAGTTGAAGTTTGGCAACGAAGACTTGGGGCCTATTGTTCAATATATGGATGTTGCAGTAAACGCACAAAGATATAGTCTCGAAACACAGGTAACCGAATTATTAGATGATATGCTTTCTGTAATACCAAACGCGCAAAGAACGAGAAGGGTTTTAAATAATATACATATAATAATCGAGCGATTTAAACAACTCAGAGAAAATTTCTCTTTTTTTGATCAGTATGGTAACGTGGAGGGTAGTTTAGTATATGAATCGCGACATAAACCTTTGTCGAACTATTTTGATGAACTAAATCATAATTTATACTGGATATTACCGGTCGTGAAAAATGTGAAAAAGATCTATGACCTGGATTATGTAAAAGACGACGATGATAATAATGATATTATTAATATTCAATTACATTCTGATTTAGAAAACGTAACACAAATTATTGACAATTATAGGTCAAACGGCAATCCTAATGAAGAAAACAAATACTCGTTTACATATAATGAACTAAATCCTTATTTTACCCCATTTGATTTAATTAATCCAGAGACTAATAGTAGCATAATAAGCGAAAAAAGAACTAACTGTGATATTAACGTATTAATTGATAATTTGGAGGATATGTATTCGTCGGTGTTTGCAAATGCACAACTGAAAAACAAACGATTCGTCATTTCAAAGTATAATCTTGGTTTATCAAAGCTAGACACGGTGGAAAACACTAGTTCTAAAATGATAACTGTTAGAGTCAAAATGACCGAACCCGATTTATTATCCATCACTTCATTTTTAACTTTACCCGAACCGGTGATTCGTTTTTCGAAAGTAAACATGCCGGGTAGTTCTATTTTGGAAAAGACAAACCTGAATGCGGTTTTTTTGAACTATTGGCAATTGTTGAACAGCAAAACACCCATAAACACCGTTTTAGTAGATAATATAGATGTTGATATGAATTATGACGAAGCCCATTATGCGAAGGATTTCAAAAACTATGTACTGTCCTTAACAGATGAACAACAAAAAGGACATACTAAAGAAGAGATTTATTTAACTTTCGTGAAATCTATTATACCCCAAACGAGAATTATATTTAATTTGATGAAAAAATATATTATTGGTAAATTATCTATCGTAGACGTCGTGAGTTATCTAGAGCCTTTCTTAATATATACGGACAATCTCACCTATATGCAATACACCGAAATAATAAAGTTCATTGACAGCAAAATTTCCGAGTTTAATAAAACATACGTAGAACGAATGCAAATTTTCAAGGGAATTTCTTATGGTAGAGATCTAAAAAATAACGTGAATTTTACAAATGTCTATAACATCATTTCCATGATTAATGATAAGGAAGAGGTCTTTGGAGGATACGATATTAATATTGAAGAGGAGCATCTACTTAAATTGACTAGTACTAATTCAGAATTGTTATGCCAAATTGTTAAAACGGATGCAAGCAAATTGTATACCAGCGCCATAAGTTTACAAAACATACCTCTTTCGTTTCCAACACAATTTACAAATCTGTTTGATGACGAAAAGCGAGAAATAAAAGATAAAATTAACAACGAAAAAAATGCCGACTTATGTGCAGAAGTAATTATTGCAAAAAAATATGCTTCAAGAGGGGATCTGGAAAGAGATAATGGTATTGAAATATATTTTGACAAAGCATATGATAAAACGAATTATGAGGTTTTAAATGATTACGAGTCCGAAATAGTAAACATGTCACCGGAAAACTTTATTATCTTCTTAAATAGCAAACTAAAAAAGAAGTATAATTTAGATGATAAAAGCGCAGAATATTTATCGAATACGTTATTAAATGGTATTAAACGCGTAATTGATGGGCAATATGCGGTAGTGAAAGATTTAGGTGACGATAAGAATGCTTTATATTTTATAAGAAAAAATAACAAGTGGGAACCATCCGAAACCCCCAAGACGGAACTCTTTATCGATGATTCTGATATATTGTGCGACATGCAACAAAAATGTATGAGTAATCCGTTAGACAAACCAGAGAGTAGTGCGTGTGAAAGCATGAAATTGGGCGAATTAAATTTACAGGAGGAGTTTCTAACGAATATAATTAACGAGTTTGATGATAAATATAAGGTTTCGAGAGAAACGCATGCAAGTGATATGCAGGCGCGTTATAAATATTGTTTAAACATCATCGAAAAGATACGTGCCATAGCTGAGCATGAGATGGTAAAGTACAATGATTTAATGTATAAATATGGCGCAAACGAGGAAGATGATGTGGGCGAAAAAATCAGTTCGCCAAACGCAAAACTATTAAATCTTATTTTGAAACAGGGAGATTTTGTAAAAAAACAATACGATATAGTCAGATTTGTAAATGCTTACACACGAAGTGCGGTTTTATACGGTCTGGGGCCTTTAAATACTACGGAAAATGAAAATTGGTTATACTGTGCGCAATCAAATATACCTATATTACCTTTGTTCCGATTTAATATGGCGTCGGTTTTTATACAGAACCCATCGGGATATAACGACTATATAGATATTCTTATTAGTCAAATCGGGAAATTAAGTGATGATGGAAATTTATGGGTTGATAAACATAGTGGCTGGTCTATACAAAAAATCGAAGACGATGCAGATGAGGGATATGAAGATGGATTTAAAGCAACTTCTCGGGCTATAATAGAAGATGACGCCGGTAACAATACAATGGTGAACGCGATACCTACAAAATACGAAACATTAGAAACAAAGGCTATATCAAACATAATTAATGCCATTACCAACGCGATGGGAATAAATATGGTGAATCAAAAGGAGTTTATTATAAACGGTGTCTTAGATTCCATTAAAAACACATTGGAATCGGAAGAAGATTATAAAGAGAAAGTAAAGGAAATGGCCGCAAAGAATAAACGAATAATGTCTTATAATGATTTCTATAATACGGCCCTTTTGTTTTATTCGATAGGAATGATACTAATAGCCATTCAAACCTCGATTCCTGCAGTCAAGACCAGGAAAACATATCCGGGGTGTATTAGATCATTTTCTGGCTACCCATTTGGTGGAGCGGGAGACAATAGTAGTTTAGAATACATATCGTGCGTTGTATATGATATTCGTTCCTCGGGAGAGCCATGGAATGTACTCAAAAATAAAAAGATGGATTACATATCTAGCAAAACAAAAACAATAATAGATAATTTGTTGCTCAGCTTACCCTCGGTTCAAGAGAAGTTTAGAGAGAAAACCGAATATATACTTTTAAACGAACAGGAAGACGTGTTGGAAAAATATAATGTATCCAAGTGGGTTAATTTTTTGCCACCGCTAATGCCGTTTAAAATAACGAAACTAGCAAACGTTTCTAGTGAATTCAAAAGATCTTTGATGAATGAACTAAAGAGTGGTCTAGATAGTCAGGAAACAAAGATACTTGTGTTGAAGTCAAAGCTTATACTTTTCTCTCTAGCCATCCAGGAAAAAATAGAAAATATCATTGAAAAACAAAAGTTATCATTGGTTAAGGGAAACAATGAGCCCTTTTTAGAGAATTCATGCTGTGAAACAAACGATAAAATTCCTACCATAACTTATTTTACAGATAAAGACGGGGACATAATAGAATACAACAACACGGTGAATAGTCTTAGTAATATGTTGGAAGACATTACCAATTGCACAAAATCCCGCATGCTTTATAGCAATATAAATACAAAAAATAAATACCCTGCAATTACAAGTGAATTTGACGAACGAATCATCTATTTGTCGTTCATAAAGTTTTGTAAATTTAAGTCTGCCTTACCCATACCTGAGCATTTGTTACCATTATGTAAAGACAAACCTAACGAGGATCTAATTGATTTTAACAAAACCCCTGAGGAAATAATTGCCAAGTTAAAACAAGATGGCGTGAATTACAACTATGATACATTCTTGAGATTGATACAATTGGTAAGTAAACATAATGTAATCAATATAGAAAATTTTAACGTGAATTCTTCAAACATAACTAAACTATCTGCCGTAATTGAAAACATTAATGATGAAAATGATCCACTAGTAGATAAAGAATTGATAAAATTATTGTTAGACTCCCTCGATACATTTGATATTGCTACGTCGGAGATATCAAAAGAAAGTAGAGCCTTGAATAATTATTTGATAAAAACAAATGAGGAATTGAAAGAACAACTAATCGATTTTTTGAACAAAAACAAAGGAGATACTTCTTCAAAAAAAATGAAATCAATAGAAAAATGTTTAAATACCCTTTTGGATTGGGAGAAAATGAGTGATCCAGCACTGAACCAAAGTGTTTCCCAAAATGAAATAAATTTCTATAAAAACTATATTCATAATTTTGTAAAAGTGTTTCCGAATATCATTTTGAACAACGTGGATTATCAAAACACTACTATTCCGAAATATTTAGGCTTATCATTGTCACATTCTAATAAAATTAAATCTTCTATATCGGACTATTACAAACCACTACAGTCATTATATGGTGTCAACGAGTTGAACAATATACTAGGTGCGGTGAATAACCGTTGCAGAAATATATATGAATTATCGGTCGTAACTCCAGCACATTCAACGATAAAACAGCCTGGCGCTGAAATAATCCCCATCTTTAACGAACGAACCTGTGGGTTTTTATACGAATTCTATATTTTAAAAATATTATCTTGTTTTATCGATTTAACTAGCAATCCGGATATGATTGTTACAGAAATCAAAACGGTAAATACAGTGGACGACTTTTACACAGAGGAATATTTAGAAGAAGTGAGTACAAAGGTCAGCTTCATTGAACCGGAAAAACGCATAGAGACCTCGTTGTTAAGTGGGAATAAAAAACTATTGATGAACAAAACCGCCAAGATGATCGTGGTGTTTATTGATATGTTTTGTAAAGACAAATCGGTAATAGATATTTCGTATGATAATATTTTGGATAGAGCCTTTAAACAAAAGGAAACAGAAAAAGATATGATAACTGATCGATTAAAATTTTTAACAGACGAAATGAGAGATGTGGACACTATGTTCAAAGTTAACAAACTAGGAGTATGGAGCAAAGGACTTCAAAAAGGGTTAACAGAATATGTAAAAGAAACATATGACGATGAAAGAGAGTTAAGAGAGAAAATGCAGGAGGTAGAGAATCGCATAAAAAACAAAAATAGGAATATTACAGACGATGATTTGAATGGCGAAGTAGAAGATTATATTTACGAAGAAGCCGTAAATAAAGAAATCGAAGAAGAAGAATACAATATGAGAGATATGGGGGAAGACTACGACGAGGGTAATTTTATAGATTATGAACCAGATGAAGACAATGGCTATTATTAATTATACATATATTCTTAATTAAAATATTAAAAATTTTCTATTTTAAGAATATATGTATAATAGATTTATAAGAGAAAATATCAATTTAAGTTCTATTGTTTTATTTATTGTGATTTTTTCCATTATTCAAATTATGAAACCCACCTTTCTCTATAATAATGACGGCAGTTTGCGGGAATTTGGAATAGGTTATAAAAATAAAACAATCTTCCCTGTGTGGCTATTGTCTATTGTTTTAGGAATATTGTGTTATTTATCGGTAAAATATTATGCGAATTAACGCGATTGACCCTTTGTTTATTAAGTCACCGTATAAACCTGGCTGGTTGCCTCCTGTCGTTTCTTTTCGGCTTCTTGTTCCGCATCTAAGAAAGTTTGATAATTTTTGGCCATAGTAGCCGGATTAGATACACAACCGCGATTACTAATATTTAGTTGTACCAAAGAGGTTATCAAAAACCCAGTATATAAAAACCACATCGCCTCGCCCACATTATCCCGGGTGACAACTATATCGAATATTTTCTTTTTGATATCCATTGCTTCGGGGGAGCTACCATTTTGATATTTTTGTTTCATTAGCGGGGTCAATATTCCCCAATATTTCTCAAAATTTAATGGAACCATTTGATTGATCAATACCGAAGTATTACCACATATTTTTATAATGGCATCTGCTGCATCTTGCATCGCGCTTTTTTGTTGAGGACTTACCTTTTCGTCTACGTTTAATTTGTCTTGAATATCTTTATCAATGAGAAGCTCGGTTAAAAGTTTGTTTGCGGAACTAGATACCACAAAGTAACCGATCACATCAGAAAATGCAGTTTTAAAACCAGGATATAAGGTTAATACTATAATTAATACTCCAAATATTAAAAACCAGGGGAAAAAGGTCATTAATCCTGCGGGACCGATGTTTTCATTAATGCTACCCCCGCATTTAGTGCTAATACTAGATACATTAAGTAGCCACTGTGATATTACAACTATTAATAAAAATATAAAAAGGCTGGTGTAGCCACTACTGGCGTATTTTTTAAACAAATCTTGATTAGTAATTATTTCCAAGGTTAACGACGGCTTAATTTTATAATAGTAAAGGATAAGGGTAATTATGAACATACCAATATTTGAATAAGAAGACATATAGATAATATGTATAATTTTTTTTTTATTTTTAATCACAAATTATATGGACTACTTCGGACAAGCGAAACCAATATTAACAGAGCCGGGAGTAAAGTATTTTTTGAATTATACTCTAAAGGATTGTCACAAGGTGAGGATGCAACTTCATAATTACATATTTAACATAGGAATGTTGTTTTTTTTTTTAATAATTGGCTCCTTAATTCTATTATACAAATATAAAGGGAAACAAACCCCCGCTGAAAAGTATCAAAAATCCAAAGAAAAACAAGAATACATATTGTCTAAAATTCAAAATTTTCAAATAGCTAAAAAAAGAGCACACCAGGAATTAATTACTGGACTACCCAGTTGGGATCGAAATTAGTTATCAAAAGAGACACATTTTACGAAAAACCGAAGAACATAATGACTACATATATATTTTACATTTTAAAATGCATATGTAATTAGATTGTATGAGGTTAACAATTTTTTTTATCTATCACGAAAACGAGGTCGTCGTATCTATTTTTAATATAGCGAAGATCGTATGTAGTGACATATGATAATAGGTCGGGTGAAACTACTGATTTCAATTCTTCAAACCAAGCTGTCATTTGAACGTCTTCAATTATTAGTATTCCATTTTCTGTCAACAATGGTGAGTATAACTGTATAAATGCTTTCATACTTTCTAAAGTATGTGGCCCGTCATCTAATACCATATCAAATTTAACATCTGGCACTATAAACGTATTTTCAACAAATTGTGGATCATAAGCATCAGATGAGGCGAAAATGTTAATTCGTTGATTATTTTTAATTCCATCATATACCTCGTCATAATCAATAATGTCAGCAGCATAAACAGTTGCGTTTTCAAAATAATCTGCCCACAATTTAATACTTCCGCCATTATGACACTTTGCATAACCGATTCCTACTTCAAGAACATTTTTAGCCGTCATTTTCATTCTTGACAAAAGCTGTTCGTACAAGGGCAAGTAACTATGTACGTTGTTTTTGTCTGTCCGCGAATTGTCGACGAGTTCTTCCAAAGTTGTCATTTGTATATTAAGTATTTATTATATTTATTTTAGAAGCAACTAAAAAACCGAATTAAATAATATAAATATATCATATAATGGACGGCACTTTCAAAGTATTGCTAAATGAATATTATAAATTAAAATCAAAATACGAAGCGGACTTCAATAAAACCAAAAAGAAAATTATAAATAATCCCGACTTAAGTAAAAAAGAAAAGCAAAGAGAATTTCAACGATTGAAGCGATCATGTGTAAATTGCAAAAAAATCGGTGGAACCTTGTTTACTAACTCTTTAAACGAGGATGGATCGAGACATTTAAAAGCGAGGTGTGGAAATACAAAACCATGTGATTTAAATATTTCGCTTGAAATCTCTCAATATTATTTGTTTGGCGACGTATTAGCCGAAAATGAAGCAGATATTAAACAATATAAGAACGAAATAATACAATATAAGAACGATATTCTTTTTGGTTATGCATCAAAAGAGAGAACATTAACCCTGTTTGATAACTTGGCCAAGAAAATATCGGATAGTATGGAACTATACTCGAGTTACTTGGAGGAATACAAATCAATAACCGATAATGAAGATAAAAAACGAATACTTAGTGAGAAAAAATCGGAAAGTTATCTTTATTTACAAAACATCAAAAACGCCGTAGACGAATTTAACAAAACAGGAAATAATCAATTTGTAACAGATGCCGTTTCAATTTACGTGAACAGTTTAAAACCACTAGCAGATGAAATAGTACATTTAAAATATAAGCAAAATGTAGTCAGATATAATGAAGAAACCATGCAGTATCATTTAATTCAAACGAATTATGTGATTGATGATTTAGAATTTAATATAGTTGAAAACAAAGTGATTGCAGATAATAATTCGATCCCAGAGTCCACATAATAAAAAACAAAAAACAAAAACAAAAAACAAAAACAAAAAACAAAAACAAAAAACAAAAACAAAAAACAAAAAATATAATTTACTATTGTAAACATGACGGTATTAAAATTATATGTAATAATCGAGGCCATTTTCAAATGGCGACAAAACCGCAAAAACCCATCGAACATTTAACACAACCAATTCAAATAATATATCTTAATATATTATCTTAGTATATTAGTACAATACAAATGATATTGAATTATATTTCACTTCCCGTATTTTTGATAAGTTTCGCAATAGGCATATTTTTTGTCTACATTTTAGGACCTGAAATAAAACATATTCACATATACCCATCTCCCGAAAATGTAGATAAATTACTATTTAAGGATAAAGCAGACAATTGTTTTTACTTTGAAGAAAAGACGGTTGAATGCCCAAAAGACGCGAGTTTAATATCTAGTATTCCGATACAATAATATAAAAAAATCAGATTATTATTATATTGTTCAAATATAATAATAATGGGGCTGCATTTATCAAAATTTGTACATAGTTCATCCGGTAAAATAATAATGTCTATTCTGTTAGGATTTGGTCTTGCATCGTTTTTTAGAACGATGTGTAAAAACAAAAGGTGTCTCGTTTTTAGTGCTGCACCATTATATGATTTAACGCAAAAAATTTATAAAGACGGCGATAAATGTTTTTCGTATGTACCACATGCAACAAAATGCTCAAAAGACAAAAAGATTATTCCGTTTTATAGTGATGATCCAAACTAAAAACGTTATATTGCGTAATTAATATATTTTTAAATCATTAAGATATAATAATTATGTCAGACACTACTAATATAAACGATTTGCGGACAGATCCGGTCGGTGGGAACTCTCATAATATTTCATTAAATGCCTCGGAAACCATGGTACCAAGCAATGATATGGGCAGTCCCACCCAAGGCATTAATTTAGACGAGTCAACTATTAATCAAATAATAAATGGAATACAACAAGCGGGAATGAGTGGAGCTACACAATTAAAGAGTAGAGATATTCCAATGAATCCTTCGAGCGTGATGAACGATCCAAATGTTCAACCAAACTATGTTCCCCAACCTACTAATCATGAAGATTATATTGAAGATTCGGAAACGACAAATGATATGTTAGAAAACTACAACAGAAACCTCAACAGAAGCTCATCTATAGACGATATATATAGTGCAATCCAAACGCCGTTACTTCTTTCGGTCTTGTATTTCTTGTTTCAATTGCCGTTTTTCCAAAAACATTTATACAAATCGGTTCCTATATTATTTTCGTCGGACGGTAATTATAATTTTAATGGACTAGTTACAAAGAGCATATTGTTCGGAATTTCTTATTATATTTTGAATAATATAATGGAAATTGTAAATACGTTTTAGCGAAGAAACACCAATTTCAAGAAACCCTAATTCTCGTATTAATTATGTAAATTTATTATTTTGCATAATTAATTAATATTTAATGAAAGAATACATAAACAAATTAATTGACAATTTGCCAGACAATATAACCAGGACAAAAACGCCGATTATAATCGATTTAGTATTAGATGGTGGTGCCTTTAATGGTAGTTATTTATCGGGTGCGTTGCAGTTTTTGAAGGAAATGGAAAATCGTCGTTTCATAAAAATAAGAAGAATATCTGGTTGTAGTATTGGATCATTATCCGCGTTCTTATTTTTTGTAAACAGATTAGACGTGACCGAACATTTTTCAAAACTTTCAATGATTGATTTCAAAAAAACGAGTCAATTGATTATTATAAAGGATATAAAAACCCATATACTACATTTAATACCAGACAATTTCGAAGAATTACTTAATGAAAAAATGTTTATATCATATTATAATTTAAAAAAAAACAAAAAGGTTATCAAAAACACCTATAAATCGAAAGACGATATAATCGATTCAATTATCAAATCGTGTTTTTTACCTTTTATAATAGACGGGAACATATGTTTCAAAAACAAATATGTAGACGGTCTGAACCCTTATTTGTTTGAAACCGAAAAAGGTGTAAAAACATTACATCTAGACCTGTTTGGGTTTGATAAGTGTATTTATATGTTGAATATAAAACACGAAAAATCGGCAACGCATAGAATCTTGTCTGGATTACTAGAAATACATAATTTTTTTGTAAAACAGACTAATACCTCGATGTGTAGTTATGTGAATGATTGGTGGTTAACACATAAAATATATTTTTTATCGAGAATCGTCCTCGAAAAAACGGTTATATTTATAATTATATGGTTAATACAAATATACAAATGGTTAAAACCTATGATAGAAAAATCGACTTTATTAAAAATTACTAATTCGGTTATAAAAGAGATTTTTATAATAATTTGTAAACGTTATTTTTTGTAAACGTTATTTTTTATAAACGTTCTTTTTTTCTATTATTTCCGTAAATCAAATCTCGTAGACTTTTTTTCTTAGTCGTTTTGTTATTACTGCGTTTTCTGGTGTTTTTTTTGTTGAACGATTTTTTAGTGTTTGGTTTATAATTTCTCCTTGTTTTAGAGTGAGGAGTTTTGCCCATGGTCATTTCTGGTTTATAACTTAAAAACCATTCTTCAAATTCTTTAGAGTCTCTATTATCTTTCAATTCCTTATATTTCAAACTTTTATGGGCCCTCATTTCTTCAACCGTTTCTTGATGTCCGTAACAATTTATACTAAATCGTTTTAATAAGCCTTTTTGAGCCAATCTATTTTTTTGTTGAACCTGAAAAAGAAATTGTGACATGCACAAAATTCTATCCGAGAATTGCGTATAATATTGTCTATCTGCGAATAAAAAGGCAAGATTAAAACTCAACATGGTATCGATCGTCGCGATTTTCACTTTATTATTCTGAATATTTAAAACATTATAACTATGACACGCAATAGGTTTGTATATAAATGCGATGGTATCCTTTCCCACTAATATTTCATAATGTATAGGAATGATTTCGCCGACTGGTTCTCTTCTGATAATTTTTACATTATGTATGTTAATATCTTTTAAACGTTCTTTCACAATTTCCGCAGTGGTCTCGGGGTCGGACGACAAAACATCAAAATCGGCGAAATTTTGTAGTTTATGCTTTAAATGTGCCGGCATATATTGCGAATACAAAGATATGGCATACCCGCCAAAAAAAACCACCCCTTGATTGACGAATGTATTTTTTACATTATTATAAATCTCATTCTGATTTGATTTATTTGCCATTTCTCTCTGGAAATCAATTTTATTACATTGTTTTGATTTTAATGGGTAATTTTTGTTCAGTAGACTGAGGCGTTTTAAAACCTTTTCCCATCGACTAATATCTCCGGCAGGCCTAGATAATTCCAAATACATGGACATTCTTAGAAAATTGGGCGGTGCATACAAAATACCACCGACCCTAACCGCTTCTTTTTTGATTGAGTTAAATATTTCTTTATTTAATTGAGTGATATCCGCGACGGGTATGTAATTCACAAAAACCTTGTATGTACCATAGTGCTGGCCCGATTTAGCTTCTACATCAGAATAACCTTCGCGGTAGTAAATATCGGCAAGCACTTTTGCGTCTTCCAGTGCATTGGCAGAAAAAAAATCATAATCTGGTATCTCTACATCTTTATTATAAAATTTATCCGCTTCGGGCAAAATGTTATTGATGGCGGTTCCTCCATAACAAATCAAACTTTTCTTTTTCAAAAAGTTTTCTACAATTTCAATTATTTTTTTGATTTCGGGTGAATTCGCGGTTCGCTTTCCAATTTTCTCATCGGCTTTGTCTACCGCCATTCTTAAAATGGTTAATTCACAGTCTTCAAATGTTACGCCTTTACATATATTTTCTTTTTTCATAATTTCTTTATATAATAAAGAAAGATTATTTATACAAAAACGGTAATGTTAATGGCCGTTCTCATGTCAAGGTCTGGATGTTCGTTTGAAACCCGCGCGGCTTCTAATTTAAATGCGTATAATATACTCCTTAACTCAATTGGCGACCACCACAAAATATTTTTGTAAATGGGTTGAGAATCAAGATAAATGATTTCGCGAAAAACGTGAAAGGTTACCTGTTTTGCCATATCGGAAGTTTTGTTTGACTGTAAGTTAAAACAACTTCGGGTTCTTTTCATAAATGATTAATAAGTATAAATATAATTTTTATTCATTTTTATGTTTATTATGCGTAATTAATTAAAAGTCGAAACTATAAAAATCTGTAGAAGCATTACGCGTTGCATAAGAATATTCGGCCTTTTGTGGTGTAGGGTCTGCTATAGTGACGCTTGTAAATCTAAGCCTGGCAGGTTTTAATGCAAACGCATAGGTAGCTCTATCAAACAAGAGCGCATTTTCCTCGAGAAAATTATCTACGTATTGATATCGCATCGCTATCATTTGGCACCCATATTCCCTACATAACATACCACTTGGATTTGCAGGATTACTATCCTTATTAGGAAATACAATAGTCATTCCACGTTTGTTAAAGTTTGTCAGTTCATTTACATCTGGGTTATTTTGCACATCGCTATAATTATATGTTCTCATAAAAACGGAATTGCTGGCCAAGTTTACATATTCCATCAACGTTTCGTTTTGAATAAAGGAATTGTTTATTTTGTCTACAATAAGAACGCATTTGTTCATTAATTTAGTAATGGGCGTGTTCCCCATATTTGTATTCGTGTTTTCATAACTATATTCTTTACCCAACATAATATCGTCGTATGAAGAAAATATTTTACCCAAATTAGTATACATGGTTTGATTTGTACTCATAATCCTTAAGTGTATTATTATCGGGTCGTTATTATTGGGTGCGGTTCCGCTACTAAATGCATAATTCGCAATGGTGCTCATCACCTCGCCAAAGTCGACATAATTGAATGTTTCTTTCACATAATAACTATCCGATGTACTTGTTGCCACCACTGGGTTATTATTAATAGAATAAATTTCAAAATCAAGACCTCTTACTCCTTCCTTTAAAATACTTTTTAATGCGCAAACATCAACAAAATTATTTTTGTAACTTCCGCCCGAACATGCGTTATAGGCAGTTTTGATATAATAATCAAATAGATTACCAGAACAATCGGGGTCGCTGGGATCAATGGACCTAATGTTTCCATCTATAGAAGAATACAAATTATTCATATTGGTACAATCCGCGGCTTCTAATCGTCTTATATAAACGATATAGGCGATGATAATTATCAAACTAATAAAAATAAACATTAATAGAATATAAGAAACAAATTTTTCATTCATATTATTTATCATACTTAAAGTATTCCCGGAATTTGCATCCATATTTATATTATTATAGTATTTTTATATAAAAATATAAATAATAACCAAATCAATTAAAAATAACTTATATAATGATACTATAATATGGCCGGCGGCCTTTTGAATTTAGTAAGTACAGGACAACAAAACGTTATATTAAACGGTAATCCAAGTAAAACATTTTGGAAGGCATCATATTTAAAATACACCAATTTTGGAAAACAAAATTTTCGGTTAGATTTTGAAGGAACTCCTAGATTGAATCTAACCAGCGAATCCGTATTTATATTCAAAGTAAAACGATATGCGGATTTGTTAATGGACTGTTATTTATCATTTGACCTACCTAATATTTGGAGTCCAATTTTGCCACCACGCGAAGTGGTAAATCCGGATGGTTCGAAAACGTTTACCGACTGGGCACCCTACGATTTTAAATGGATTGATAATATTGGCGCGCAATTGATAACTAGAATTACAGTTAATTGTGGTAATCAAAAGCTACAAGAATTTTCGGGTCAGTATTTATTGTCTGCGGTTCAGCGCGATTTTAACGGCGCAAAAAAAACATTATTTGACGAAATGACCGGAAATGTAGCCGAAATAAACGATCCGGGAAACGGCGGCTCATACGCGAACTCTTATCCTAGCGCGTATTACACAGATAACCCAGCTGGTGCACAACCTTCTATATTTGCCAGGAAATTATTTATTCCGTTGAACTGCTGGTTTAATTTAAAAAGCCAACAAGCGTTTCCGTTGGTATCTTTACAATACAATGAATTGACTATTACGGTAGTCATTAGACCAATAAACGAATTATTTAGGATAAGAGACGTTTTTGATTATAAAAATAATTTTCCTTATATTGCTCCAAACTTTAACCAATATTATCAACAAATGCATCGTTTTTTACAAACGCCACCCGATGTCGAGTTAGGTATAAATTCTTATGTCGATACTAGAAATGTATGGGACGCGGATATAAACTTAAATTGTACATATTGTTTTTTGTCAAACGACGAGTCGACCTTGTTTGCAAAAAACGAGCAAAAATATTTATTCAAACAAATTTACGAAAAGCCATTTTATAATGTAACGGGAAATAATCGTGTTCAGCTTGATTCTATGGGAATGGTGGCATCTTGGATGTTTTATTTTAGAAGAAGCGACGTTAATTTAAGAAACGAATGGTCTAATTATACAAATTGGCCGTATAATTACCTCCCTTCTCCCGCATATCCAGGAAGTACTAGCGGAAATTATCCCAATCCGAATACGGCTTCTTCTTATACTTCTCTAGGCCCGGGGTTAAATCCTAATGGCAAGTTATCGGGACTTTTAATATCCGGAAATTATAATCCGCAAAATATTAAAACAATTCTGGTCTCCCTGGGCATATTAATAGATGGGGACTATAGAGAAAATAACTTACCAAGCGAAGTTTTTAATTATGTCGAAAAATATGTAAGAACCAGTGGCAATGCCCCCGAGGGCTTATATTGTTACAACTTTTGCCTTGAAACGTCGCCTTTTAATTTACAGCCATCTGGTGCAATGAATATGAGTAGATTTACAAACATTGAACTCGAGTGTGTTACTATTTCGCCCCCATTTGATCCGTATGCACAAGTATTAACTATTTGCGATGAAAATTCCGGGGAAGTAATCGGTATTAACAAGCCAACCTGGCGAATTTATGATTACAATTTTGATTTATATGTGTTCGAAGAGAGAATAAATATGGTGACCTTTGTGGGTGGAAATGCGGGACTTATGTATGCTACTTAAATCTATTTAAAATCTTATTCTGAAATTTGCTAATTTATCTCCTACTTTACCTCGCATATCTATAATTTTTTTACCAAATCAAAGAATTCGTCATCTAAAAACCTTTTATAAAATTTTAAAGTATTTTTCATAAAAATAATAGGAAAAACTTTATCTAATAAATTATCTCTATTTTCACTATTAAACCACACCATTACAAAAAAAGGAAATACACACAATGATATTTTAAAATCAAGTAATAAATCGTCGAAATTTGCATACATTATAGATTTTTTATAATAATATTTAATTATGATTTCTGTAAGAACTTCATCAAAACATGTACTTTCAACAAGTAAAAAAACAATATCACTTATTCCTTTATTCAATTGTATGTACTGCCAATCTAAAAATATTGGTTTTATAATTTTTTCAGAATTTTCTCTATAAAAAATATTTGGCGATTTCAAGTCGCCGTGACAGAAGTTTAAGGGAAATCTTCCACATTTATTTATTAATAAATTGTAATTATCGTAAATATTGTTCAATATTTTTTTTTCTTTATTAGACAATAATATACTATTAATTTCTAAAAAATTTTTAAATCTAATATTAACTAATTCTTTGTAGTATGTAATTTCACTAATATTAATTATATTTCTCATAACAGGTATAATTTCTTCCTCATTATTAAAATAAAATCTATTATGCATTTCAGACATACTTTTTACTACTGACAAAATAATGTCTATGTTTTTATTTAAATTAACATTGAACACGCCCTTATAATTATTGAGATTTTCTAACAAAATAGCCTTTTTATTATCTACAACTAATGAACAATAAAACCTTGGTACTTTTATATTAATTATATTAGATATTTTTTCATAAAAATACACTTCATTACTATATAAATTAAGTTTTCTTGCAACGTTTGATAATTCATTATCTTCATTTTCAATTTTTAATACAATATTTTCAACATTATTATTATTTAAAATTAGCGTCAAAGATTTAATATCACATATAAATCCAGTCTTCATATCGAATTTGTCTGTTACAACGTCTTTAATTGATATATTATTGAGCTTTTTCATTATTATTTCTTTAATGACAGAATGATTATTATTGTTTTTAAAAACATTAATGTCAAAACAGTCGTAACTTTTTATTTTATATTCTGGTGAATTAATAATAAATTCTGTCGATTTGTTATTTAGTATTAAACATATATTAGTATTACATAATGATTTTGCACTTTTATAACCAGAATTACTGTCCTCAAATATAGTGCAATTATTATTACTACATTGTAAAATATCAACGGCTCGTTGATAAGGTTCTTTGTTTGGTTTATGTTTCTTACAATCTTCGGATGCTATTAGAAATTGCATATAATCTAGTAAATTTGTTTTCTTTAAAACAAATTCAGCCGATTTTTTATTACAACTTGTTACAACTCCCATTCTTCTATTTCTGTTTTGTTGTATGAATTTCGTTGCTCCCTCAATCGTGATGTCTTTTTCAGAATGCTCTAAAATGTCAATAAACAGATTGTCTTTTAGAATGCTAATTTCATCTATTTCTTTATCTTTAATATTAGGGAAAATTGTTTTAAGGAATAAAATATCATTCTTTCCTTGTATAAAGAATTTAAAAAAACCGTCATCTACTGATAAATTGTATTTTTTCATAATTGTATCCCAAACCATTATATATATGTCGTCTGTGTCCACTAATGTTCCATCTAAATCAAATATAAAAGGATGTTCATATTGATTAACTTGTTCTGGGGTTCCTAATGAAAAATAATCTTTGTTCAAAATTTTAATATTTTTAAAAGTATAGTATTCATTTATCATTACCTTTATAACACCACTTGTATAAAATTCTAATTTTTGAGTTATATTTTCTTCAATAATTTTGGATGTATATTTTTTTAATTCGTTAATTGAACTAAAACCATAAGCACCAGTACAAGCATTATTAGAAATTTTTTCTTTTTCTTTTATATCTACTATTTCATTATTCTCATTCGTTTTTACATATGAATATATTGGATTTTTATTTTCATCCTCAAATGAAAAAATACAATTTTCCCCATTCCATTGTGAAATTATATCACATAAATAAAAATTATCGCTGTCTAAACATATTACTGGAATATCTCTTTCTTCATTCAGATTGTTGATACCAATGTTAATTGTTTCTGCTGCCCCTCTTGTATTATTTTTTAAACAAAAAAATTTAAAATGTATTTTTGGATATCGTTTAATTAAAAAATCTTCAAATATATACTTATTATATTCTTTATTATATGGAATAAATATGTAATCAATATTATCAGTATTTAAGTTATCCAACAAGTATGATATTATAGGCTTTCCACAAATATCAATTAATGCTTTCGGTTTTTTGTAACCATTTTCTTTAAATCTTTGTCCAATACCACCAATAGGTATTATAATTATCATTATATAATATAAATATATATATATATATTATGATTATAGTTTTAAGAGGGGATTTATGTAGGGAGTGTACTATAGATATACAGCTTCGAGCATATAAAAGCATTGTAACACACGTAATTAAACCTTTAAATAAAAATTGCAAGGATATTAATGTAATTATTGCAACTTATAATGATGAATACGAAAATAAAGTAAAAGATATTTTCAAAGATTATAATTGTTTCTATTTTATTATTATCAATGAAAAATGCCAAGTGATAAATTATATTAATGCGGTAAACCAAATTCCTGAATTTTTAATGAATGAAACAAGTAATCTTTTAATTTTAAGAAGTGATTTAGTTTTTAAACAAAACATTGATTATTCTAGAATTAGCCAATACAAAATACTAACTCAATGGAATTTGTTACACCAAAAGACAACTGGTGAAATAGCAGACCAAATACAATTTATAGGAGGTAATTTAATACGCCATTTTATAAATAAAATTAATACAATTAGATTAGATACAAGATGGCCAGGTACTTTACATAATTTTTATAATTATTGTGTTGAACATTTCGGAAAAGAAAACGTCAGTTATCTAAATTATATAGAAGATCCTACACCAAACGAGGATAGATGTGAAATTAGAGGTAATCCAAGAGGTAGATTTAAACCTGATGTTTCATATAAAAATGAACTTGGCAATCCTTTATACAATTATACAAGATATGAGAAATAATAATTTTTTAAATAATCAAACAAAAATGCGTAAGAATACTTTATTCAAAAAAATAATTAATTCAAATTCAAAATCAGATATTTTTGCAAAGACATAAATAATAAACATTTTAATATCTAAATTAAATATTAATATAGTAGTTAGTAATTATCAAGGAACATAATCGATGTTTTAAATGTTCAAAGGTGTGAAATCTTTCATAATTACGAAAAATATGCATTAGAGGCCAAGGGGCCGTTTTCTATAAACTCGCCTGATAAGCTATATCTTTTGTCATACGTAGGCATAAATTCTAAATTGGGTGGTTGAAATGTATTATCATACAATTTATTTGTTTTTTTAAAATCTTCTATCCAGGTGTTAATTCCTAAATCCGGTTGTGGAGGTTTAGCAAATTTATTTTTTGTTATTATTCTGGCCTGTGTTCCAATATCAGTTGTTAACGGAGAATATCTGGGCGTTGTACCAAAGGTTAATTTACCCGCATCATTATCCCCAGGAACATATTTGTTATTGGATTTCAATGGTGGAACGTGAGGTTGGCAGCCAGGACAGTCTATATCTGAAGTACACTGTTGACCACTGATAGAGCATCTAGAGGGGGGACCGCACATATTTTTACAACTATAGGTTGTAGTCAACGGCAAATTGACCGTGTGACTAGTAGACGAACTACCTAAATCGCGCAATCCTTCTCTAATATAATCGTTGGCTACTAAATAATTAATCCACTGAAATATTAAACACAACAAAAGTATGCAAACAATTATCATAGTCCACTTATATTTGTTATTACTTTTCATATATATATAAAAGTAACAAAAGAATTGTAATATAAATGATTATTGTAAATAATTTTATATTTAATAATTATAAGTAGAATGAGTGATGATAATGATTCAAAAATTAATACGGGATCAAATGTAGGAAACTTTATTTTAACCACATTAATATTAATAGTCATTATAATTATTTATTTTGTCATATCGGGTCTAACACTTTTCGGATGTAAAGCGGCCGTTTCAGGAATTTTGCCTACGAATCCGGATATTTATCCGTATACAAATACTGGAACGGTAATAAAAGGTCAAATTTTGAGCAACATTTTTACTACTTATACAGATCCCCCATTATCCGAGAAAATCAGTTTTTATCCAAAAGGCGACGACACCAAACAAACATTTGGTCTAATAGATTATCTTAGAAAACTAAACACAGATAAAAATGCATCCAACCTTACAAAGTATTTCGTTGATATCCTTGTATCGGTGGTAAGCCTAGACTACTGGCTAATAAACAAATCATTCGGATTTTTAAACGATGCGCCCGAAATTTTAATCATTTTGTTTGGTCCAATAATTCTACACATATTATCTATTTTAATGATACTTGTCAATTATATTTATCTTATGTTCTTATGGTTTTACAAAATGACGTGGTTTTTCAAAAAATCAACAAATGGTGCTAATGCAGAGGAATCGGGTACCTCTAAAAATATTAAAGAAGGAATACTTTTAGGATTTATAGACATAATAATGGGTGCTCTTTTTGGAACGAATAAGACCGGTGAAACAAAATCTGGCTCGGCAGGAGAGTACGTGGATACACCGGTTGGTATTTTTTACGCACTTTTGTTGGCATCGGTGTTTAGCATATTGTTTATTATTTTATTAGTTGTTGGGTGGGGATTTGCCCCGGTCGTGTTGTCGCTTTATTGCCTATTTTCTACATTTAGTTTGAAAACGGAAATAAACGATAAAAAATCGTCTGGATTTACCGTTGTCTATAACTTATTCCGTTTTTATAAATCAATCATAATGGGGATAATTTCATTTGTATTTGTGAGTTCCACGTTTAGCTTTTTAGGAAATACCTTTGGTGTCGCCGCACTTATTGTGCTATTGTTAATCATATTTTTTGGTATGGGCATATCAATCTTCAAAACAGAAAAAATAGATGGGTTGACTATTGCGCTAGAAAGTAAACCTAGTACTTCGGGTGGCGGAAATAGAATAAATAAAATAATACAATCGGGTGGGGATAGTAAAGAATTTATCAAACAAATAAACAAACTGACTAAAAAATTAAAAACAAACAATTAACCTGATTATAATATAAACGCACATTTTTATATCATTTTATAACATGCCAACTAAAAAGAAAAATAATAATAAAAATAAAAATAAGTATCCACTGGTTAGCGTTTGTACACCGACGTTTAATAGGCGGCCATTTATACCATATATGATTAAGTGTTTTAATCACCAGACCTATCCCAAAGATAAAATAGAATGGATAATAGTAGACGACGGTACTGACAAAATAGAAGAATTATTAACAGACATACCCCAAATAAAGTATTTCAAATATGATTCTAAAATGACCCTAGGTGAAAAACGAAATATAATGCACTCAAAGTGTAAAGGAGAGATAATAGTTTATATGGACGATGACGATTATTATCCCCCAGAACGAATAAGCCACGCGGTCGAAATGTTACAAAAACACCCCGAGGCATTATGTGGCGGATCAAGTATAATGAACATTTATTTCAAACATATAAATAAAATGTTTCAGTTTGGACCTTACGGAGAGAAACACGCTACTGCGGCAACTTTTGCGTTCAGACGAAAGCTGTTAGAAGATACCTCCTACGATAATGGCGCATGTTTAGCGGAAGAAAAACATTTTTTAAAAAACTATACGGTACCCTTTGTACAGTTTGATAGTTTAAAAACCATCCTCGTTTTCTCTCATATTCATAATTCTTTTGATAAAAAGGATCTATTGAATCAATCAACGAATAACCCATTTATAAAAGAATCAAACGTAAATCCGGGCGATATAATATCAGATACAGACATATTAATGTTTTTTTTAAAAGATATTGACGCCTTGCTTTCGAACTACGAACCGGGTAGTCCTACAAACAAAAAGGATGTATTGAACCAAATCGAAGAAATAAAACAAAAGAGAGAAGAGGCGATGAAAGAGAGAAACGCACAAAATAGCTTTGTAAATAGAGTAAATAGTACAAATAATAAACTACAAAATGAATTTATCAAGAAAATGACGGATATGACCATAGTTATTCAAGAACTTAATTTGGAAAATGCGAATCTTAGACAAAAGGTTGCCTATCTCGAGGAAAAATTATTAAAGTGTAAAAACGGTTAAAGTGTAAAAACGGTTAAAGTGTAAAACGGAAAATATATTTTGTTAAACCGCTTAAACACAACGCCCCCTTATTATACATCACCAATTAGTCAATACGATGTATGATGAAGACAGATTTCACCCAACCGACGAGAACGACATAGACAATATCTCTGGCATAGAACAGTATGATAGAGGAATGTGTACAATTCTAGAACAATTTGTAACCACAAAAGGGACAATCGTTACAAAAAAGAAGAAGGTATTTACCACCGCAGGGGTAGGTACGAAAATTCGTAATGCTGCTTCGGGTATGTTTTATCCCGACAAAGTGGGAAGTAGAGGAGAAGATAATTATTTCAAAGTTGCTTTTATTTCAAGTAAAATAAATAGTCTAAATGGGTCTAAAACGCTCTTTTATAATGGCCCGAGCGAATATATGGCACATATGAATTGCTCGCTAGATGCTGCGATTATTGATAAGTGGAACGAAAAGCAACTACAACTCAAACGTATGCCGCATCAAAGGGTTTACTAATTTTATTATATTATAAAAATGAAACAAATATTATTTATCTATTGAATAATATTTATTACAAATGGACGATTGGGGTGAAATTAATCTCACGCAAATTGAGGATGGGGGCGATTTTTGGTGTTTAATGGAAGAGTTATGGGACGACAATAGTGGGTTTTTACATAATAGAAACGTCCTTGTGGAAGCGTATAAAAATGGTAATTTATACGGGCTCTACGTAAGTGAAACGGATGCGATGTATGAACGGGGGGCAAGAATAGATGATATATTTTGCGATAAATCTTGGTATTTATTACCGTGTTTTTGTATAAAAGAAGATAATAAGGCAATTATTATTTGGACGCATTCTCGAGCGAGAAAAATGGGGTTTGCCAAAAAGTTGGCTGAATTATTGAAAATAGAAGTTCCAGCCGATCCTCTACCTGGAAGCGTTTAATAATTTCCAGATAAAACTATATAAGTCAAAAGCACTCCGAAAAAATTCTTTGCAAACAAATCTAATATATTATAACAGGCATTTTTAAGATAATAAGGCAAAACCGCCACGAATCCATATAATCCCCAAAAAATGAAAAAATACCAAAATAACCACTCTCCATTAGGGTGTTTTGTTACAAAGTTTTCATAAATAATATAATAATACATTAAAAACGGTATAAACCCTAGAAACACACCGAGCAAAACAGGGATAATTTTCATTTCGGCCAAATAACCAAAAAGTAACATTAACCAATTTAGAACCAAGACCGTCGTAAAAACGGCAAAATTTTCGTTCCAAAGTTTAAAAATCTCTAGCTCGTGTGTTTTGTTTTCTGTTTTTTTGTCTAAATAAATTAAATATACCATTAAGGATATTAACATGGTGGGTGTTGTGATAACCCAATCGATATATCTTTTTGGGGTTATATTTAACACATTTTTAAAATTATAAGCTAACCAAACATAAAATCCGCCTTCAATAAACTGAACCACCAATTCGATTATTAGCAACTGTCTTATTATCAAATAAATACTTGGAATTTTTACAAAAAATGCGGCTAGCTCTATTACTCCGGTTATCACTTGAACTATAATGGATATTACTAACGTATTATAAAACAAAAGTTTGGTGTTCATGCCTTTGTTTATATTAATCAGATATTTTAGTTGAACACATTAGGCAATTTCTTTGCCAACTATTCGAATACTTCATCCACATGTTTTAATTCGTAATCGATTTCAATAAGATCTTTTATTTTTTTATCCAAAAAAGGTAGTATCGCTTTATTTATTATTGTAGTGTAAAAAGTCGGATTTATTATTATTATTTTTTTGAGGTTTTTACTAAATTTATTTGAAATTAGTTTTGCCAATTCAATCGCAACGTTTGTTTGTATTGCGTGTTTAAGACCAAATCCTAGACTATCAAATATCCAAACCCATTCTTTGTTTTCGGGTATTTCACTCAAAACTCCGCTGTAGTGTTCTAAAATACCTTTCACGTCATAATATAATGTAGCCTTTGCGGGACAGGTATAATAATATATTATATCGGGTGTCTCTAACACTTTTTGTAATGAATGACTAGAAGGCACTAATGTACATAAAGGACACATATATGACATTTGAGATAATAATAAATGATAATATTAATATTTGCATTTAACGGCATTTTATTAAATATATTTTTATTACAGAAGATGAGATTTAGATTTGTATCATTGTTTGTGGCATTATCCAAATATAGACTACAGAATCGAATTAAATACCTTTCTAATCATCGGTTAGGAGGGGCATTTTTAATAGTAAACGAAACACACGATGGTTATGATACTCGATTTATAAAAAATGATACGGAAAACGATAATTTCATCAAAATAAGGTCTGATTTTGTAAAACGCGGGATATTGAATAACTTATTAGACGACAAAATAAATATGTACAATAAATTGATATTAATTGAAAAAACGGATATTTTTAATAAATAATATATGTTTTGCATTTACCGCCTAGAGGTTTATTTACCCATATTGTCTTTAATGTACATTTTGGGTTATTATTTGTTTTGACCTCTTCGATTTCACCAATTTTTTTAATTATGTCGTTGAGTCCCATATTAAACGTGACAATTTTTCCGGTCAATGTCTTATTGTTGTTTAACGAGTCGTCGCTGATTTCTAAGACATTGTTTTCACGGTCATACTTGTGTATAATAATAAACCCATCGCATATTTCAAAACAAGTGTTTATTTGTTTGATCAGATCTACATTGGTTAATTTATTATAGAAAAAAAAACTTGTCATTATAATTCTCAAACATTAAAATTTTTACCAAAAAAATCACGTGAACCAATGTTGGAATATTTATGTTTATATCAAACAAACATAAATATTATTTTAGGTAACACAATATATTATATATGTCATTTTATGCGATTGCAAACGGAAGAAGTATTGGAATATTTTTAAATTGGGTCGAGTGTAGCAATTCGGTAAAGGGGTATAAAAATGCTTCATATAAAAAATTTGATACAAGAGAAGAAGCAACCAATTTTATTAATAACAATACGGTTAATGGTGAGAAAAAAGACGACGCCGACTATTACGTTTATACCGACGGTGGTTGTTCAAAAAACGGAAAAGCGGGTGCTTTAGCAGGAATAGGCATATTTTTTGGTGTCGACGATTCGCGTAATGTTTCAAAAAGAATAGAAGGAAAACAAACGAATAATGCCGCGGAATTGACTGCTATTATTGAAACCTATTTTATTATAGAAAAAGATATTGTAAACGGAAAAAAAATAGTCATTGTGAGTGATTCTGAATACGCAATAAAATGTGTTTCTTCTTATGGAGAGAAATGTTCGAAAAAACAATGGAACCTAGATATGCCTAATAAAGAATTAGTTCAAACCGCGTACAATATGTATAAGGATAAGTCTAATGTTACATTTATGCATATAAGAGCACACACAAATGGAACAGATATTCATTCGATGGGGAATGATAATGCGGACAAATTAGCGTCGGCGGCGATTGGACTATAACTATTATTCAGTCTCTCTTTTCTCGGTCCTTTTTTTGTATTTTCGTGTAAACATTTTACCTTCCTGACCACACATACTTTCACGACTTCTTGTTGTAGCGCAATAAAAATATCCATTATATGGTTCAATGCCGTGAACTAAATTGTAAATATCGGTTTCACCATCTTTTGAAAATAATGAGCATTTGTTAAATTTACTAAATTTACCAAATTTAGGGTCTTCCACAAAATATTTGCAATTAATACAAAGTTTTGGCTTGGGTTCTTTCAAAGACAAGATCTGCAAAAATAATATACTCAACAAAGTAAAAGTGTATATCATTTTATTAATAAACAAATAATAATATTTAAGTTTATTTTAAATATATTTTTAAACAAAGTTTTGTTTTGAATATCCTATAATGGCACATGCAATTCTTTTTCCTGCATTCCCCGTTTTCAAACTTTCCGCATTTCCTCCTTTGCCACAATCATCTTCATCTGCATGAATAATCAACCCCCGCCCTAATATATTACACTTTGAACCGCGAAGTTTAATCATATCATCAAAAAAAGTATATTTTGCTTCTCCTTTTACGTTCGCTTTTATATTTCCTAGGTCTCCCACGTGTCTTTTACTCATTCCTGGACACCCATGAGTATCATTATAAGGATTGAAGTGAGCACACATACTGGTACATTTATCGGTTAAATCTCCCGCTTCATGAACGTGAAACCCGTGTAGACTCAGCGGGTTTAATCCTTTCAGATTTAATTCTATTTTTACATCATTATTAATTAAATCTTCGGTGAACTTCACCGTTCCAGTTACAACATCATTAAATACGGCAATGGCACAAATGGCGGCATTATTGTTCATTTTATTGTATATAACAAACGAAAGGTTTAATATAATTTATTTTATAAATTATTTTAAAAATTATTTAAATAGTGTGCACTACTATCAAATAACAAATGCCTAGATCGAATGTTTCAACCCAGAAAAAAAATAAAGAAGAAAAAAACAAAGAAGAAAAAACGGCCGAGACAAAACAAATACCGGGACCAAAACAAATACCGGGACCCTCGACACAAACAGCAACACAAACTAGATCAAATTCTATTGGATCTGGATTTCTTGATTCAATGGTTAGTGGTTTTGGAATGGGTCTAGGCAATAGTATAGCAAGAAGAATATTTGAACCGCAAAATCAAATCCCAAATCCAAATCCAAATCCAGTTCCAGCTTTAGTTAATCAACCAAGTCTTTTAACCCCGGATGATATTTTTAAAAAGTATCATGAGTGTCTAGAACATAATGATCCATCGGTAAACTGTGAAACGCTGTTCGATACGAAATCATAAAATACATACTAATTACGAGCCTTTTTCTTCCTTTTTTTGGTTTTCTTAATCCTTCTTTTTCTTATTCGTTTCCTGGTTCTTCTCCCGCCTTTATATGTAAAAGCATCATTTTCGTAATCAAAGTTTTCCATATAATCATTTATAAAAGTGTCTACTTCGGGTGTATCATTTGTAACCGTTTCTTTTATGTACGCTTTTAGATTTGCTTTTCGTTGTTCTGTATCCATATTTTCCAAACCTTTTCCATCCGGGTGGAGTTTAAACCATTCAACCGCCAGAAGGGGTACTTGACCTTGGGGATTTCTAGATATCATTTCAATTAGCTTTTTATATTCGTCTTTTTGTTCTTCACTCACTTCGTCCGTTGTTAACGCGGTTGTTGCTGCCGGTGAAAGTGATGTAACAAATCGTTCAATTGAACCGCCAGCACACGACAAGGTTTGAACAGATTTATAATCACCGTGCGCCATACAAGTATCGTCAAGGTATGAGTCTAGATAAGCTTCTTTAAACGCCGGCGTTTGTAATTGTGCATATTTCAAAGACAAAAAGACCCCGGTTAATAACTTGGATGTAAATTCCTGATAATTTAAATTATTTAAAGCGTTTTCCATAACACTTTTAAGATCCTCTAGACGTTTTTCTATTTTTCCCGCGTCAACATTTTTAATAATTGTTTTCATTGACACATCAATATAATTGGCAAACTCACCTACTTGTGGCTGGTCATGGTAAAGAGGGGGTAAATCTTGATCTTTAGACGCGTGATCTTTCAAAAAAGCATTCAATTCCTGAAAATCTATATTAGCCGTAAATTTGTGAATTTGATACGGGTCAATAACAGCTTGCGGGCGAAAAGGTGCCGTTGGAGCATCATTATTCCAGGTTCCTTCATATGTTGTATCTGTGTCATAGTCATACGCAAACCCGTGTCCTTGTCTCAAATCGTTCACCCAGTCACCTTCATAAGCATTCCCATTCGCATATTTCATTTTACCACTTCCCGATTTCTTATCCTCAATCCAGCCCCCTGTATAATCATCACCATTTACATAATACATTTCACCGTTTCCTTGTTTCAAATCATCCACTAAATCACCTTTGTACTGATCTCCGTTCGGATATTTTATTTTAGCTTTTCCAGAGTTCGATCTTGTGTCCTCATGCCAGTTTCCTTCATATATTTCACCACTCTGATATGTCATTTTGCCCACTCCTTCTCTCATATCATTTACCCAATTACCTGTATATTTATCCTTATTATTATATGTCATTGTGCCGTCTCCTTCTTTCATATCATTTTTCCAGTTGCCAAAATAAACATCGCCATTTGCATATTTCATTGTACTAAAACCATGCAATCCGTTGGTTTTCTTACCATTTATTATATAACCGGTATACTTATCACCGTTAGCATATATCATTGTACCGTAATCACTAGCTAAATCATTACGCCATACACTTTCAAACACACCCACGTTCTTATATGTCATTTTACCGTTTCCATCTTTCTTACCCTGACGCCATTTTCCATCATATATATCTCCGTTCTCATATGTCATTTTACCAACTCCTTCTGGTAAATCATTTGCAATATTTCCTACATATGTTCCGTCTGAAAACGTCTTAGTCTCATCTCCTCCTCCACGTTTTATAGTCTTTCTTACTCTTCCCCTCCCTCTAGGTTTTCCTTTACGTTTTGTAAGATATTTCATAAATAAATATTAATATATATATGCATTTTATTAATATTAGGGCTGCGTTTGAAATTGATATGATGCCATTTATTTACGTGATCGGCGAGTTTTTCTGCGGGTTTTGTTTCTGCGCGACTTAGCACCACGTCTACTTTTTCTGCGTCGGCCACCGTTTTGAAACTGTACGACAAACGAATTATCCTTAATATTGGAACCCCACATCTTAGCGTCAGGAGGAAGTTGTAATTTATTTTGTTGTCCTGCTGCCGTTGCTTTTTTCTCAGCATCTGCTTTGCTTGTTGCGGTTGATTGTTTTCCCATAGAACCAAACATACCTGAACTTGGTACTGGCATAGGATTGCTTCCGTTCATACTATAATAAACAGGCATAGGAGGCATAGGAGGCGGCATATTATAATATATACAGAGTTAATAATTTATAATTCTCTTAAATATAGAAAAATAAATTGTCTTTTATCCTTCAGGTTTTAACGCCTTCTAATTTTACGTTTTTTAGATTTGATTTTCTTACTCCTCTTTTTCTTTCGTTTCCTGGTTTTCCTTCCACCGAGTTGAAACACGGCATCTTCGTAACCTATACTATCTGCATAATCTTTAATAAAATTCTCTATCAACGCGTTTATTTCTGATGTATCATTTGTAACCGCTTCTTCTACATACGCTTTTAGATTTGCTCTCCGTGGTTCATCGCCAACTATATTTTCCAAACCTACTCCATTCCTATGACTTCGTTGCCATTCACGAATCAAATTAGGTATTAAGGTTTTTAGATTTCTAGTTATCATTTTAACCAACTGTTCGTATTCTTGTTTTTGCTCATCATTCGCGTTGCCTGTTGATAATACTGCGGTCGCCGCAGGTGCAAGTGATGTAACAAATCTTTCAAACGCACCGGTAGGACACGAGAAGTTACGAGTACTATTCGTTTCACCATAAGCCTTACAAGTATCGTCGAGGTATGATTGTACGTAAGCTTCTTTAAACGCCACGGGTTGTAATTGCGTATACTTCAAAGACAAAAAGACCCCAGTTTTCAAGTTATCTGAAAATACCTTATATTTTATTTGGTCTAATGTGTCTTCCATAAGACGTTTAAAATCCTTTACACGTTCTTCTATTTTTGCTGCATCGGTAGATCTTATGATTTTGTCCATTGATCCCTTAATATAAACGCCAAAGTCGTCTGGTATTGGCTGATCTATGTATGGATTTTCATTCTTAGAATGATCTTTCAAAAAGGCGTTCAACTTTGTAAAGTCTATGTTAGCCGTAAATTTATGAATTTGGTTTCCGTCAATCCTCGGCTGAGGAGCAACAGGCAAATCATTAAACCACTCGCCATCAAAGTCATCGCGCCTTCCAAAATATTCCATCAAACCATGTCCTTGCCTCTTATCATTCACCCAATCGCCAGTATAGGAATCACCATTCACATAACGCATAAATCCGTATCCTTCTCTCTTATCATTCAGCCATCTACCATTATACACATCACCATTCTCATATTGCATACGACCTCTTCCTTCTTTCTTCTCTATTCCGCAATTTCCCGTAAACACTGCACCATTCGGATATGTCAAATTGCCGATATCTCTTTTGTCATCGACCCATTCGCCATCATACACTTCACCATTCGCATATGTCATTTTACCCTTTCCCTCTCTTTTATCATCAACAATATTTCCTACATATGTTCCGTCGGGATACTCCTTAGTCTCCACTGCTCCTCCACGTTTTGCACTCTTTCTTTTTCTTCTTTTTATCCGTTTTGTAACAGTTTTCATAAATAAATATTAATATATATACATATTTATTTATTTAGTACCTTTGCGTTTTCGAAGTTTCCTTTTTCTTGTTTTCTTGGTACTCCCCTTTCTTCTCCGTTTCCTGGTTTTCCTCCCACCAAGTTGAAGCTCGTCATTATCGTAACCTACACTATCTGCGTGTTCTCCGATAAGTTTATCTATCAACGCGTTTATTTCCGGCGTATCATTTGTAACAGTTTCTTCTATATACGCTTTTAGATTTGCTCTCCGGGCTTCATCCCCAACTATATTTTCCAACCCTACTCCATTTTTATGACTTCGTTGCCATTCACGAATCAAATTAGGTATTAAGGTTTCCAGATTTCTAGTTATCATTTCAGCTAGCTTTTCGTATTCTTGTTTTTGCTCTTCAGTCGCCTGGCCTGCTGATAATGCGGTCGTTGCCGCCGGCCCAAGTGACGTAACAAATCTTTCAAACGTACCGGTAGGACACGACAAGTTTTCAAGAGATATGTCATCGCCGTGTGCCTTACAAGTATCGTCGAGGTATGATTGTACGTAAGCTTCTTTAAACGCCTCTGGTTGTAATTGTGTATACTTCAAAGACAAAAAGACACCCGTTTTTAAGGAATCTGAATATACAGAATATTTTATGTTGTCTAATGTGTTTTCCATAAGAAAATCAAAATTATTTATTCGTTCTTCTGCCTTTGCTACATCGGCAGATTGTATGATTTTGCCCATTGAATCTTCAATATAAGCACCAAAGTTATCTGATGATGGCTGGTTAATGTATGGATTTTCTTTCTTAGAATGAAGCTGCAAAAAAGCATTCAATTCGTCAAAGTTTATGTTAGCAGTAAATTTATGAATTTGGTTCGGGTCAATGTTAGCACCATTAGGTTGATCATTCACCCAATTTCCGCGATACACATCATTACGATTAGCGTCCTTCAATACGCCTTGGCCTTGTCGTTTACCATCGACCCAACTTCCTATATAGACACTACCGTCGGGATACATCATGGCACCTTCACCTTGTATCTTATCCTCAAACCAATCTCCTTTATATCTTCTACCATCCTTATAGTACATCGTACCTTCTCCTTGTCTCTTATCATCCCCCCATTCTCCCTCATACTGGTCACCATTTTTATAAACAATTACACCCGTTCCATTTCTCTTATCATCAACAAAGTTTCCCTGATACTCGATCTGATACTGGTCGTCGTTACTATATATCATTGCGCCCGGTCCATCTTTTCTCTTATCATCAACCCATTCTCCATGATACTCGTCTTTATTCTTATATTGAATTGCGCCCGGTCCATTTCTCTTATCATCCATCCATTGACCAATATACTTGCTACCGTCGGGATAGGCCATTGTACCTTGCCCACGTTTCTCATCTTGTATCCAAAGTCCGTTATAAATACGACCGTCAGAATATTGAATTTTGCCTTCACCTTGTCTCTTACCATCAGACCAGCCTCCGCGATAGTCATCGCCATTAGCATATGTCATTAAGCCAAGTCCAGTAGCTTTATCCTTATTCCAGAAACCTTCAAACACATCACCATTTTCATAGGTCATTTTGCCAGCGTCGAATCGGCCAGTACTTTGTCTTTTACCGTTCGCATCAATACTTCCTACATATGTTCCTACCCCGGGATACTCCTTAGTCTCCTTTGCTCCTCCGCGTTTTATAGTCTTTCTTCCTTTTCTTCCTTTCCTCAATCCTTTTGTAACGGATTTCATAAATCAATATAATATATACGCATATTTATTTATTCATTTTAGAAACTATAAAATATAAATTTATTCGTCACATTCCATTGGTTCTTCGATAATTTCATCTTCTATTACAAGATCCTTGTCATTATTTGAATATTGATTCGTATATTTTTCAATATACTTATTAATCCGATTAATGTCTAATTTAGATATATCATAATTTTCAAGATAACTAATCACTTCAGGAGGTTCTAATTCACGCTGCAAGTTTATAAAAAAAGCGATCGCGTCAAATTTATCCAGCGACAACTGTTGACACATTTTTTGAATAAAAAGCATGTTGTTATATTCCGTCGAATATTTGGTAAGAACTTTTGTAAATCTTATATCTGTTTCTACCTTTTTAAGTTTTACATTATTCTTGAATTTATGATACAAATTCGCATTCTTAAATGTTTTAATGAGAGAACTCATTTCGTTGAATTGCCAAATCTGATGTTGAAATGTAATTCTGTCTATATAATCTGAAAACCGGATATTATTCAATTGTTCTAGATAAAAGGGGATCGAGACTTTTTTGTCTAAATAATCTATTCTATCAATAATATTTTCGTGCCATAGTAACCCAACACTCGTTCTTTCGGTTTCATTCATCACTTGGACATGTTCTTTTAGTTCGTACGATTTTTCCAAAAGTTTTTTAGTTATAATCTTAGTTTCGCTATTATTTATATTGTTGTTTTGATATGTAATATCGAAAAACTGATCCGTTAATATGCTTTTGTCATTAAAGTAAATACTTACTATTTGACTCAATCGGTTTAAATTACCGTCTACATAATTTAGTATTTGATGTTGCACCGTCTCTTGTAAATCGCTCATATTTTCCATTACTAAATTACTGAGTTCGTTATTGCTGGGATTATGTATTTCTATAGTATTACATACCTTCGTGAGCTCTTTTATTTTCTTGTCAAAGCGATTATCCCCAATACATATTATTGGATTGGAGCATCTTTTTTCTTTTTTCTGTTTTTTTGTTTTTTTGGGCCTTATCAATTTAATGAGCGAATTGATACCCCCCTTATCTCCATTATTCATTCCATTTATTTCGTCCATTATAATGACCGTTTTTTTGTCCACTTTATTAAAACAGGACATTATGTTGTTTACGCTCATGTTCGATTTGGTCATTTCTTCGATGATACTTGAACTCCTTATGTCGCATGCATCGTATTTAATGGCATCATAGTTTAATTCTTTCAGAACATTGATTACAAATTGTGATTTACCACCGCCCGCATTGCCATAAATAAATATGCCCTTTTTTAGACTATCATCCAGATTATGCCAATCACAAAGATATTCGGCCAATAGTTTTTTTTCTTTTTCTCTAGAAATATATTTATTTAAATTTATTTTCTCCATCTTACAGTTTGTATGATATTCTTTTTATGTCCATTTTTACACAAACCAAATCTATTTAAGTAACTTTCGAGAACAAATCTACATTTATCAGATAAATTTTCCGTACAGAAATCGATTATAAAGTACAAATAATTTGCAAATATTTTGTTTTTATAATAATATTTCTTGTTGGTTAGCCATTTTTTACCATTCTCTTCTAATACAAAGGTAAATACGAATGGACTATCTCTCCGAATAGTATCTCGGACATAATTTTCAAAGTGAAAAATTCTAGGTTTAATAAAGGAGTGATATAAGCAATAATTTTCTTTGTTTAAGAACGCCTTGATAGAAACCGGTAGATATTGATAAATTTCCCAAATCATATCGTCTGGTAATAAATCAACTAATTGTAAATTAACCGATTTGCTCATATGGATTTATACTCTTATAAATATAAGATTATAAATTTAAACACCTTTAATATATATATCTAAATTGGATCTATTATAACTGTTATCTAATTAAATAAACAGATGATTTACGAAGAGCAGGGGTTATTTACACCATATGTAATTCCATCCCAGGCTACTCTGCATTTTTTTGCCCATTTGTACTTTGCGCATGCTCCATTTGTTCCGGTAAACACCGGTATATTAAAATTCATCGATTTTTTATCGCAATTTCCTAAATTCTTTACATTAACACAATGAGACATATTGCCGGACCCGTCACCTATCCACCAGTCTGGACAATCAGGGACCAGCGGAGGCCATGTTTGATTTGATTTTGCAGCCATTAACGACATACCGATCAATATTAAAACGATTAATAATATAACTAACGCTATTATTAAAACCATTTTTTGAAAACCGCCCATTTATATAATTTATAAAAATATTAAATATTTTTTATAAGAGTAATATAAATGGAAAATAAATACAATAATGGAAGGGTCAATATTAAAACCACCGATACTAACCAATTGTTTCAGATGTACGACAAAATACCAGCAAACCAATGTGTTTCATTTAGGAACCCTACTGAGGGGTTATGGAACGATACCCCCTTATCAAATTTGTTTTTTTCGAAGGAAAATATAGACAACATACAAAACGGATTACGTGCCGGAGTGTTTAAACGCTCTAATGGACAATATACCATTGGTATTCAAGACTGTGATGTGCTAAAAATTGTAATGAGAAGTACTTTTTTGCAATATTCGGCGAATCAAACCACCAATATAAAGGAACAAGTGGATCAATTGAATCAAATGGTCTTGAATTATTGTATCCAACAAGTTTATAGTGAGGCACAGGGTTATATCAAATACATATATGATGCTAGTACATTAGTAGTACCGATTGCGCATCCAGTAATGGCAGATAATACCGATCGACAATTGGAATTTAAAACATGGTTTTAATGATTAAATTCACTTAAAAAATCGTAGCTAACCATGTCTATGGATAAAATTATTTTGATATGTGCGTCTGGACGCTCTGGTTCCACGACTACACAGAGAATAGTAAATACTATTCCTAATAGTAACATATGTGGCGAAAATGCCGGTGCACTAAATAGTTTATTGGAATTTTATAAGCGTATTAAAAATACGAGTTTTACGTACATACCAGGACAAAAACTCGTCCCCGCTAGCTACGCAGAGTTGATTGCAAATAATTACAAACCGTGTTGGTATAATTCGTACGACTTTAAACACATTTCTCTCTTAATAAAACAATTGATAACTGATTTGTTTAAAAATTCTCCTTCCACCAATGTTTGGGGCTTCAAGGAAATAAGGTATGACAGCGGTAACATAAATTACATAACAGAATTTAAAGAACTATTTCCACAAACAAAAGTAATAATACAAATAAGAGAAAATATAAAACTACAAGCCAAAAGTAGTTGGTATAAGGAAGATGAGAGAAAATCCATTATTTATTTACATAAATTAAATAAAGACTTGGTAGATTTTTATAACAAACACAGAGATTATTGCTTTTTCATTACCTTTGAAAAAATGTTTGATATAAAATATATAAAAAAAATGTTTAGATTTTTAAATTGTGACGAACATTTTAATGAAACGTTAATTAGAGAAGTATTGCAAAACAACATGAAGGATTAGTTATACGATAATCAAATTCATTTTTTTGGCTTTTTTGGTCGGTTGTTTCTTTGTGGTCACCTCGCCATTATTCAGACGCTCACGCTCTTCTTTATACTCCAAATAACATTCCCTCAACTTATCTAGTTCACCTAGCCACATATCATTTATGGTAGTATCCATCAACTTCTTTAGTTCATGTTCCTTGTTACCGTGTTCTTTGTAAAGTCTTGCCACATTTTCCTCCGTCACACTATCCATCGGCATTTTGGTTAAATACTTATAATCGCCATCGTTATCAATAACATCATATTTTTTATCCGTTAACATATTCACGACTTCATCCTTCTTTTTTTTTCTTAGATCAATGGTATCCTCCAATATTTCAGTAATATATCTGGCTTTATTTGACAGAAGAAGCAGATCCTTTTGAATTGCATTAATCATAAAATCTTTACGCTTACCGTAAATATTTAATCGCGTGACATAGTATTCATCTATTATGTCAGATACGTTGTCATATTTATGTAGTTTTTCCGCCGCATTAAACAAATGCATATTTGTATTAGTATTTGTTGTATACAGTTTTAGCAATTTTTCTAGACCATTACAGCCGTAGTCACACTTACTCGCTTCCAATTCGTCGAGCTTACCTTTTGTAAAGGTAATGGTAAAGTCCACGTTGGTATCTTTGCTCATATCATCATAGTCTTTTACAACCGCCGGTGCTTTTTTACCGTCTTTGTTCACTTCGGGCTCAATCAGCTTTTCTAATAATTCCTTGAAATCTTCGGTCCATGTTCCAATCGGAAGTTCAGTGACTCTGATTTTGTCTGTTGCCACCTTTTCATAAACACCCTTTATCAAAACCCTTGTATTGGTTTCATCTATTTTTGAGATGGTCCCTTTAAATCCGTCATAGTATGGTATGAACTCTTTTGTAACCGGATTACCATTCAGTTTGTCCTTTAGATACTTTATTATGTCCAGCGGATTGTAACACATAACGTCGGTACTAAATCCCGTTCCAATACCCTTACTCCCATTTACCAAAATCATAGGAATAATCGGTGCATAAAACACAGGTTCGACTATTAATCCATCGTCGTTCAAATATTCAAGAACATTGTCGTCGTTGACCGGGAAGATACAACGAGTGATTTTGTTAAGCATCGTAAATATATATCTTTCAGACGCACTATCCTTACCACCTTGTAATCTGGTTCCAAACTGACCATTTGGCATCAACAGATTGATGTTATTGGAACCAACGAATATTTGAGCCATTCCTACAATAGCGGCATTCAAACTAGCCTCACCATGATGGTATCCTGAATGTTCAGACACATATCCACTGAACTGGGCAACCTTGATTTCAGTAGTTAGATTTTTTTTAAAGGCAGAGTACAGAATTTTTCTAAGACTGATCTTGAGACCATCCATTAAATTAGGTATAGACCTTTCGCAATCGTATTTCGAAAAGTGTATAAATTCTTTATTAATAAAACTATCATACGAAACAACGGTGCTGTTTGTATTTAGAAATAAATCGCGCTGATAATTTCCAAGCCATACTTTTCTGTCATCTGCGCGCTTTTTATTGAAAACCATATCAATGATAGAACTACTGTTTTCCCCCGTATGTTCAAACCCAACTATTTTCTTTGATTCAAAATATTCGCGAAATTCTTTACCAGTACTTGTACCCAACCCCTTGTAATATTTCACGTGCCAGTTTTTGATATCTACCGTTTCCTTCCATTCATTATACTCGCCCTCATTATAAAACTGTAGCTCCGTGCTTCCCTTTTTGGCCTTTAAAATAGGCGTATTCATAAAACCAATAAACCCTGGAATTTCCGTTAAGGATGGCCATTCAGACTGAAACAAATTAATACCCAATCCTTTGATATGACTACCGTCCAAGTCCTGGTCGGTCATAAAGAGGACCTTACCATATCTCAGCGATTTATTCACTGCATCAATATTTTCATATGCCTTTCCACTTTCTAAGCCCAAGATTTTTTTGATTTCCGAGATTTCCTTGTTCTCGTTGATTTTTTTAGTCGTTTCACCGCGAACGTTTAAAATCTTCCCCTTCATAGGATATACACCAATGATATTACGATCACTAGAAGATAGACCTGACAGAATTCCTGCCTTGGCCGAATCCCCTTCACAAAATATAATGATACAGTCCTTTGATTTCTCCGTTCCAGCCCAATTGGCGTCGGTCAATTTAGGTATTCCGCGAACATTTTTGCTTTTGTTGCCGTCGGTCTTTTTGGCCGCCTTGTTTTCTTTCAATTCTGTGATAGCACATGCCGCGTCCATAATTCCCAACTTGGCCAATTTTTCAACAAACTTGTCACTGACATCGCATTTAGAACCGAATTTGGAAGAAGGAGTATTCATATAATCCTTCGTTTGACTATCGAATGCGGGATTTTCAATATCAGACCGAATGAATAGAATGATTTGCTCTTTGATACTATTCGGATTGACCTTTACTTTTTTCTTTTTCTCGATATATTCAACCAATTTTCTCAATATTTGATTTAATATGTATTCCACATGTTTACCACCCTTGGATGTATAAATACCATTCACAAACGATACTTGTACAAATTCGTTGTTAGGAGTTAGGGCTGCACAATATTCCCATCGTTCACCATTTTCTTCATAAACACGAGGGGACGCCGTTTTGTCTCCAATATAAAGATCAATATATTGCTGAAAATTCTTGGTGGTCACTTGCATAGAATTGTATTTCACCTTCAACGATTTGTCGGTGACCGCAGAAATATCGTATACTCGTTTTTTTAGTAAAGCCATTACATCCTTACTGAGACCCGTGAGACCAAGCCTTTGAAAGTCTGGTTTGAAAACGATTTTAGTATATGGTTTTGTTTTACAGGCCGTAATGCTCGGCTTGCATATTTCGTCCAAATTGTTTTTGAATTCTTGTTTATATTTCAAACCACGCGTATGATCCACGGTTTCAATATAACCGTAAGTCGACCAAATCAAAACCAATTTGAATCCGAACCCATTTTTACCTCCCACAATTTTCTTCTCCGTTTTGTCATAATTCGTGGAAGTTCTCAAGTGACCAAATATCATTTCAGGTATCCATATTTTGTGTTCGGGATGTTGCGCGATATCTATGCCATTGCCATCGTTTATCATAGTAATAGTACCGTCTGTATCAATAGAAACGTCTATGTAGGTAACCGGTATGGCGTCCTTTACGTTATTTTTCACCGCATTATTCATACGAATCGCGTGGTCCCTACAGTTTACTATACCTTCATCAAATAGTTTAAATAGCCCGGGGATATATTTTATATTTTGTTCCACGATTTTGTTATCATCGTCGTTATAAATCCATACGTTTGCGTCTATTTCTTCAATAGACCCAATATATGTATCCGGATTATCCAATATATGCTGTTTATCGGTTTTTTGTTGGTACTTGTTTGCGAGGTTATCCGTCATATTTTCACTTATATTAATTACAATTAGATACGTTTAAACTATTTCAATTTTATTTAAAAAGTGTAGGTTGTTTAGGAATATGTTTATATAGTATAAATGGGATTAAGCAGTTTATTAGCCACCAGAAAAACAATGAGTGCTGTAGCACAACTCATTGAACCAATGCCCAAAAATTATAAAGTAAATCGGAGTTTTAACACGAGCAATAGCAATACTTCCAATAATATGCGAAAAGCTAGACGTTTATATTTGGATGGTAGTTCTCAACAAACAAGTGTTATTTCTAGATTCAATACAGGAAACACGCAGTTTGGTAATTTTTATTTAGGACAACCATTACAGATAAATTATTTAGGACGTCATGAAGGAATGCCTGGCGGTAGTGGAAGCGCGCCAAAAAATAAGTATTAATAAAATCATTTAAACAAAAATAAAATGTTCAAATAATTTATTTTCTGTTGTAATTTTATAAATGATTGGAGGAAAACAAAGAACCATTGGGTCCCGTGCCGAAGTCTGGCATGGAACTGCCAAAAAAACTTCTGGTGGACTCACTAAATCTCATTTAATGCAAAACAAAAACGGGCGAATAGTATCTCGTAAAAAACACCATACCGCGAAAAAAGATAATCGTTTAGTTAAAGCTGGATATGGAACCAAAAAGGGACACTTTGGTTATGTAATGAAAGATGGTAAAACCTCTAGAAAACGAGGTAAGAAAGGACATAAGGGGGGCATGAACCACAATGGTTCAAACGGCGTTGGATCCAATAGCGCTGGATTATCTCAGTCGCAAAAAATGATGATACACCATAACAAATCCCAAAGTGCAGGAGGTATGGGCAATCGTAACATGACACCTAATTCTGGATTATCGCAAGGACAAAAAATGATGATGCATAAAAATAATTCTACAGGAAATTCGAATATGGGGTCGAGGGTCAACATGCAAAAAGGAGGACGCAAAGGAAAACGATCTAAAAAATCGAGAAAACAGCGCGGTGGCATGTACTCGTTGAATCCGTCGTCGTATAGCGGCCAAGGTGAAGGATTACACGACACAAGTCTTGGTGTTCAATTCGCCGCTGGAAACGCGGGTTAAAGACTATATAAAGATTTGACTTCAATGAATTTATCATAAACTATATAGTCAGATAATCTAAAATATAAATATTTCTCAAAATAACGCTTGCTTACAATCATTTTTTTCGACTCAGATAGACATTTTTCGTAATAAATGTTATACATTTCTTCAAGTGTTATTAATTCTAAATTATACTCGGTTAACTTTTCTTTTATGTATTGAAACGAATCGTTAATATCGCCAATTTTATTCCACAATATGCATTCAATATTCAAAAAATATTTGTCTTCCACTATTTCTATATTATTGAAATAGTGCTTTAATATTTGTAACAAACTATCGTCTGTTATTAAACCATTACTACATTTAATATCACTGTTTTGTTTTATCCAATATTTAAACAGTAATGTTATTTCATCTATTTCATATTCATTATCAAAGCATTCGGTGTTGCCTGTATGTAGTATATGGATCGTCTTCTCCCAAAAGAGTATAAAATCTTTATGAACTGGTATAAATTTACTAATGATTCCATAAAAGGTATCTTTTTCCTCGTCAAACTTATATTTGGATTTAAGTATGCTTTTTAAATGTTGTGAGTAAATCATATTCGTATACTTGTAATTAGTGAGAAATTGTTTCCATACAAAGTGTAAATTTTTCCATTCCACTAGTGTAACATTTTCATTATCTGTATTGCGTTGAATATATTTGTCACAAAAATCAGAAACAACCTGCACGGGCGTTTTATGTTTTAAATAGAGAACATACTTTTTGATCTCGTCGTCGTCGTCTAGACCATCTATAAAATAATCTGAACTACCATATCTGTTGGAATAATGAACCGCGACACACAACAAATCTAGCCCTATTTTTTTCAAAATATCTCTCCACAAACTAGTAGAGACACTATCGATCATTTTAATCAAACGACAGTTTTCATATGAATGATTTTCGTGATATTTTGTCATAAAATTATTTGAAATATTATTATAACCTATCGTTTTGCCAGAAGTATTGTCTAATTCGGTCAAAATTTTTTTCATTTTACTGCTGACTAAAAATATAAGACTTGGCGTTTTTTTTAAAATATTATCCCCGATTATGGTCAAAAAATATTTTGCATATTTCCTACTTTCAAAAACGGTGGGATTTAATATATTCAAAATATTTTGTATGGTCTCCGTTTCCGGAATGGATTGAAATAGCGTTCTCTCTTTTATCTGCTTCAAGATATTAATTTTGGTTTTTTGTTTCCAATCCAACAAAACGCGGTCCTTTGAGATACTTGACAATAGTTTATGTATAATATCATCTTCGCGAATTATTTTATACAATCCGTCAGTATATTCGTAATACAAGTTTATGTTTGGTAAATAATAATATGGATTTTTCTGTAAAAAGACTTGTACAAAGGTCTGTTGTTCGTTTGTTAAAAAATTGTTTCTATCTATGCGTTTTTCGTAATTTTTAAGTTCATATTCCAACGTATTAGGCAAATGATTTAGTAGATTATTGAAGAGACGGTTTAGCATATATTCATTACTTTTGTATTTTTCAAACAATGAATTCACCATTTCGTGACATTTATTCAATTCATCGTTCATTTTATTAATATAGTGCTTTTGTCATATATTTAAATCATATTTTATATATATAGTACGGTTTATGAAAATATTCAATCTAAGATATCTTCCAAATCGGCTAACAAGAAAAGACAAGAAGAAACAATCGCGCATGTTAAGCAAATCCCAATCTTTATATAAAAAAGGCAAATATTATACGCGCAAACCATTAAAGTCGTTCAAATCAAAGAAATCCAATCATGTTTCGAATGCAAAACGAATATATAAGGTAAATGCAATTAGTGCAAACGATAAATTGGCAAAAGCTACAGGATGTTCAAAAAATGCACTATCCAAAATTATAAAAAAGGGCGAAGGCGCATATTATTCATCGGGATCTAGGCCGAATCAAACACCACAGTCATGGGGTGTTGCTCGATTGGCCAGTTCTATAACTGGTGGAAAAGCGGCGGCGGTTGATTATAGTATTTTGGAGGAGGGCTGCAAACCGGGAAGCAAGGCACTAAGTTTAGCAAAAAAAGCAGTAAAAACCCGTGGCCACGGAACGAGGCGTATTCCCAAAACTACTTTTTAAATTAAATAAATAAAACAAATATTTTTATTTATTTATTATGGGTCCGCACCTAAACCATTAGACCCAAGTAACACCACCCTTTTTAATGTAAATCCAGCTGCCACGGGAAATACGGTTCCATCAACTAAAGTTGCCTTGCCGTTCAGATTTCCGATCAATTTATTTTCGGCATAATAAAGAGGCACGTTTCCAGTAATTGTTGAAACGGTGGGAACCTCGGGATTACGGTTCTTTAGTTGGAAAGTGATGCTTTTAGCGTATGTGTCCCATATAGCTAGGTCACTATCAGATGTAAACGGATATAACTTACCTTGGTAATCGAAAGATCCAGATAATTCCAGGACATTGGCGTTTCTGAAGGAACTCACTTTTATAACAAGGGTAGTAGTCTGGGATCCTTGGGGGACACCGTTTACCATATAGAGAAGCGTGAAAGGTCCACTGTAGGTACCATCTTCGATCTTCGAAAGCGCGGACGCGGGGGGGAGTTGTTGAGGACTCATTATAAATATACTAAATATAATTATTTTGACAAAAAAAATAAAGCATATTACAGGTTAGGTGTAGAAATAACATTATGTACAGATTCAAACCATACTTCGATAAAATCTTCAAAATCGGTTGCCGAATCGAGACATACAATTGGACAAATACAGGTCCCACCCAACTCTGTCATGCGATTATTTATTTTTTTCCCCATACCACAAAAGTCTGAATAATTACTGTCTCCCAGGGCTAATACCATAAAACGCACATTTTTAAACAATTCGCAAGTTAGCTTTCTATTTTTGATAAATCTCCAAAATGTAGCAGCATTTTCAGGAGCGTCCCCGTTACCAGCAGTTGAACATATTATAAAAACATTTCCACTAATGTCGTCTATGTTTTTAACCGCGTCGTTAAGTGTTCCATATGTTGCCTTGTCATTTAGACTATTATGTAACATTTTAGCTATTTCTTCACACTGGCCATATTGGCTTCCATAATATATATAATTCATACAAATTGTCAATATTTATTAAAATAAGAATAAAATTACGTTGCCGCGCGTTTAAATATTTCTAAACATAAGTATTTAAAGATACAATGAACAAATTACTATAAATATGTCAAATAATAATAGCGAAACGAAGGACAATGTATTAACTATCAAAACCGTACAAATTGCGCCATTTCGAACATTAATGACTGCGCTAAAAGACATATTACTCGAAACAAATATATCCTTTAGCGCGGATGGTATTCGAATTATAAACATGGACAAATCGCACACAATATTAGCGCATTTGTTTTTAGAGGCGGATAATTTTGAATTATTTGATTGTAAAAAAGAGAAAATTATCATTGGTGTAAATATGTTTCATCTATTTAAGCTGATCAATTCGATAGACAACGACGATACATTGACCATTTATATTGAAAATTCGGACTATACAGACGGTATTGTTTCACATTTAACCTTAAAATTTGAAAACGGGGAAATAAAGCAATGCAAAACACAGAAGTTAAGATTGATTGAGCCGGAGCCCGACGAACTACAATACCCGGATGTAACTTTTTCGTCCATAATAAACTTGCCATCCTCTGATTTTCAAAAAATAATTAGAGATTTGTCTTGTATTTCCGACAAACTAGAAATAAAGTCGGTTGGCAATGAGTTGATTTTCAAATGTTGCGGACAATTTGCATCTGCAGAAATACATAGAGCAGAAACAGACGGAAATATGGGATTTATTTTAAAGCAAGAGAATAGTAAAATAGTACAAGGGGAGTTCTCATTAAAGAATTTAGGGTATTTTATTAAATGTACTAATTTGTGTTCTCAAATAGAAGTATATTTAGAAAACGATTTACCGTTGGTGGTAAAGTATGACGTGGCCTCTTTAGGAAGTATTAAATTATGTTTGGCTCCATTACCCACGAACAACGTATAATAATATTATTTATATTATTTATATTATTTATCTTATTTATAATGGAAAACAAGATAATTCAGGCGAGTCCTTCGCACACCGGTTCTACCTTATTGTTAAATTTAATTCATGGGTTTTTGGCTCCCGCAGAACAGATCCACTGGAAAACCGAGAACAAAATCCATAATCATTTAATTACCAAAACACACAACACAAGCGTAGATAATTTAATCGAACAGTTCAAACAATACAAATTATGGTTTGTTATGAGCGAACGCAATGACGAAAAGACGTGCAAATTGATAGACGACAAATACCGAAAACACAGGCGTGTTTTAATTATTAATTACAACGAAATAAATGAAACGCCCAGTCTATCATTGGATAATATTGTAGAAAACATATTTCATAAATTTGTAAAATTTTTCCCCAAAAATTTAATTCCAAAAAAAGATAGCAATGCAATAAAATTAGATATGAAAAATAGAGTTATCGAAATGAACAAGGTAACAGAAGAAATTAAATCAAAACCCTTTGAATACTGGGACAAGTTTTATGGGGTACATGGATCTCATAGAAATCGGAATAGATAAAATGAATAAAATATAGTGAGTGCTTATAATAAAGAAAAAATATGATTAAATCTTGTGGCTGCTTTACAATAAGATACTTTGTGAAAGGCGAAATTTGCGAAGGTGAAAAACAATTATGTGATAATTGTAACAGTGATAAACTAAATGAATGGAATAGTCATTTAGCCGAGTTGGAAAATATAATTCACAATACAAATGTACCTATTAAAATAGCAATACAACAATTTCATTCAGTTAGTAGGAATAGCGACAATTACATTTTGCAAAATTATATTTTTGGAGCATTAAAAGATATTTTGCTCGTCCAGACTTTTGAAAATAAATGGATATGTAGCAAAGAAAAATTAGATTTTATAAATCTAGCGCTGTTTTTAACGATAAAGCACAACTATATTTATTAACAAGGTAGATAAACAACGTAGTTTAAAAATATCGTTTTATTGTTTTTTAAAATTAATATTATATAAATAATATAAAATGGCATTTACAAGATTTAAATATGATGAGTGTAGAACGACAAAAGCGCAACAACAAGCGACTGATCCCGGAAGGTGGATTTTAAATGTTCCTGGTAACGGACTAAACCCGTGTTATATGGAAGACCCGCATATAAGAATACAAAAATGGGGAGCCAATTTAAGAACAAACACGATCAACTTGGAAAACGATTTATTGGGCGTTAACCGAGAGATAGGAAGAGATTGTTTAGGGCAAACGTATCAAAAGTATAATGTAGTAAACGAGGCCATACAATACCCAAAATGTAATAATTTATTTACAGAAGAATCTAGAACTACTAATCCAGCCTGGATGATAAGAGATTTAGAACAAGTGGATTGGTATTATCCTCCACTTAATCCGCAAGAAAATACATGCTTTCCGTTCGAAAACAATATCAGCACGAGGATTTTGGAGAAGGATTATTTTACGCCTAAAAGAGATTGTCTAATAAGCGAATCTAGTGCCTATGGCGAATTACCCACCGGGTTCATTTCATCCAGAGGTAACTATGTTGGTGGTCCAACCACTTGTCAACCAATAAATAGTTGCGAATACTTACCCAAAAAAAATAATTAGTAATTCAATCATAATAAAAAAAATATATTATTTTATATATTATGGAAATAGCAATACCATTAATAGCATTGGGTGGAATGTATGTTATATCTAACCAACCAAATAATAATAGTAAAAACAGAAACGAAAGATTTACTAATATGGGCATTAGAAGCAATTTAGGTGTACAAACGGGTAATTATTTGCCAAATACGAAAATACCACCACAGAATTTTCCAGTAGAAAATTTGAACGAGATATCTACCGACGTTCGCGAATTTAAAAACCCAAACGCAGCATCTGACAAGTATTTCGATCAAAATATTTATGAACAACGCACTATACACAATGAAACGGTTAGCAATAATCCTCAACAAATATACTCAATGACAGGAAATTATTTAGATACCGAACAATTTAAGCATAATAACATGAAACCTTTTATGGGAGGTAAACCTGTTGGTTATACTTATAAAGCAAATGTGGCCGAGTCCCAATTGGATAATATGGTTGGTGCTGGCACTCACACAATTGAAAAAATAGAACAGGCACCACTTTTTAAACCAGAAGAAAACATGGCGTGGGCCTATGGAGCGCCGAACAACAGTGATTTTTTTCAATCCAGACAAAACCCCGCGATGAGAGTAAATAGTGTAAAACCATTTGATACTGTGATGGTAGGACCGGGTTTAGATAAAGGATATTGTGTAGACGGATCCGGTGGATATAATTCGGGAATGGAAGCGCGTGATAAATGGTTACCCTATACCGTCGACCAATTACGAGTGGATACAAATCCTAAATTAGAATACAAATTAACAAATCTTGAAGGACCCGCCAATTCTTTTATCAAGCAACCAGGTAATATCGAGACACAGGGAAGAGTGGAAAAACAGCGCCCAGATACGTTTTTCATTAATTCCCAAGATCGGTGGTTAACTACCACGGGTGCTACCAAGGGCGAAACACTTAGAAGCGAACAGGAAATGGGAATCATTCGACGCAATGATGTTCTTACCGATTACACGGGTCCTGCCGGTAATAATGGAGTGAAGGCGAGTTATGCCCCTGAAAATTTCGAACCTTCGAGAAAACCAATATTACCTTGCAATTCGGTTAACCATTCATCTGCTGTAGGAAAAGGAGCTATTGACGAAAACCATATTTTCAAAACTAGTTTTACAAATTATCATAATAATCGTTCTACAGTAAACCAACCGGATCGTATAAGAAGTGGTTTTAGTGGTGCAATAGGCGCGGTTATAGCTCCATTATTAGACGTATTAAGACCAACATTAAAGGAAGAAGTCGTGAATAATATAAGAATATTTGGGGACATGACATCCTCCGTATCCAAGGGACCCGTTTATAATCCTCAGGAAGGTACAAATACTACTATAAAAGAGACTACGCTCTATTCACCCAATTTTAACATAAACAACCAAAAGGAAGGAATTTATGTAAATAATTATTCAAATCCAGACTTAACCCAGAGAGATACGACTTCTGCGGCTTACGACGGACCCCCTGGTGGTGGTGCCACTGGTTGGGGAGATATGAATTATAGTGCTGCATACAATCAACATAATAATGATATTAAATCCTCCACGATAGCCGGGCGAACAAACCAAGGTGGAATGCAAATATTTAATCAAGAAATGAATATTCACTGTAGAGACGATTGCGACAGATTTGCAGGCCGAATGAATCCGGCATTTAGTAGTGCCGGTGCTTCTCCCCCATCCATTCAAACATACGGCAATATAAATGTTCCGCAATATTATAATGAATGTGCTGGGTGTGATCGTATAAACCCAGATATATTAGACGCTTTTAGAAGCAATCCTTACACCCAAAGCCTTACTACTTCGGTTTAAATGACTATAAATATTTTAATTTTGTTTCATAATATTTTTGCAAATGCGGGTTATTCAATATTGTTTCCCTTTCAATATAATTCACTTTTGTCTTTGTAGTGAACAATTTTCTTTTGGATTTTTTATATTCAAATGTATTTAATGGAAAAGCAATACCTTTCTTCACAGATAATCCTTTGTCTTTTATTTTAATCATTGTATTTTCAAAATCATTGATTAAATCTTCATATCTTATCAAAATACAATTCCTCACTTTATTAGGTAAATCTTCCATCATATATTTTAATTTTGTGTGCCGTAATTCAAAAATATTTTGGTATCTGTTGCCGGTATACATATTTCGGTCTTCTAATATTTCTCTACTAGCGAATTTATTGCCACTATAATTTTTTATTTTTTCATCAAAACTCCAAATTTCGTCATTTAAAAATGGTGTTTTTTTATCCTCCATGGGTATCTTTTTGTATTTTAATGGTAGATGGTACATATTTCGGAAAAACGAATTCATCCAACTATCTATATCTCTCACAATACATATAAACAAGGTATCGCCCGATCCCTTCAACTTATCTTGATCGAATCCAAAAAAATGCTTCCACCCATATTCCCATGTTACCGAGGCTTCAAAATTGTTTTCGATTAATCTTTCTAAATAATTGGTTCCAGAGCATCTTTCGCCGTAAATAGTAAATTTATGTAATGGTTTATTGCGTTTTGCACCCACTGCGTCACCGTTCGTTTTCATAAATAAGTTATATAAAAAGCTATATAATAATTTAAACATAACTTAAACTATAAATAAATATTGCATGATACTAAATATACACCAAAACATATACGAAAGATTAGATTATTTTATAAATGCATCGAAAATTCCAAACATAATATTTCACGGGGATTCGGGTAGTGGTAAGCGCACGATTGTAAACAATTTTATAAATAAAATCAACGTTTTAAATAATCTAACCAAAAATAACGTGCTATGGGTGAATTGTGCACACGGAAAAGGAATCAAATTTATAAGAGAAGAACTCAAATTTTTTTCTAGGTGTCACATAGATAATAAAAATGGCAACAATTTTAGAATTATCGTTCTCGATAATGCAGAAAAACTTACCATTGACGCGCAATCGGCTTTAAGACGATGTATAGAGTTATTTAGTCATTCTTGTAGATTTTTTATGATAGTGGAAGACAAATACAATCTATTAAAGCCAATATTATCTAGATTTGCAGAAATTTATGTTCCACAACCAATGATTGACGGCGAACAAGTAAACTTGTATAATTATAATTTAGAAAAACAATACAAAACGATTAACAATAATGCGAATAAATTAGCATGGTTGAAAAAGAAAATAGCTCTCTTTATTCAAACACAGGCAGAGAGCAATGTTTTAGCAGTAATGACAATGTCTTCGAAAATATATGAAAAAGGATATAGTGGTTTAGACATTATAAAATTAATTGAAAACGGATATTTGATTAAAAAATGTAATACAGAGAAAATGGATACCCTACTTTTTAATTTTAATAAAATCAGAAAAGAGTTTAGAAACGAAAAAATGATAATAATGTTTATGTTGAATTTTTTAGTTTTATGTTCAAACGTTAATTTAGAAAATATTAGTTTTATGTAAATGGATGATTTTAATGTTAGTTCGCTTCACGAATCCAAAAATGAATGGTCTTCACGATTGTTAACTATTTTAACTCCTCTATTAATCGAAGGGTACAAATCAATTCTAGACGAATCAATAAAATTGTGTAAAGAAAATGACGAAATGAACAAATATTTAATGACCTTTCAAAATTTAATTTCAAGAATACCGAAATGGAATCAAACAATCATTGACAATGAGTGTAAACGAATTTGCGATAAAAGCGGTTGTGTATATTTAGAAGATTTGATTACGTGTGTGCATATTATTCAATTAAAAATACTAACGTCCATGCGCGTGGGTCAAAAGCAAAAAAAAATAGATATAAACATTCCAAATTTTAACGACTTTCTTCATAAAGCATACATAAACACCGCACGTAAACTTTATAAAAACGTGTATTTGTTCGAAATAGATTCGATGCCTCTACAAGCCCAGAAAAATAATAGAGAAATAGAAATCATAGTCCAGGAATGTATTTTGAACACTATAAGAGAAAGCATCCCCGTGGAAACAATATTAAAAGCCTATATGGATGAAACGATTGAAGAGGATGTGACTGAAGAAATAAAGGAAGAAATTATAGAAAATCCGGTCAAACCAGAACCCCAGGTGGTTCTAGAAAAGGAAACAGTAGAAGTAGACAAAACACATCTTCAATTTGACAACGTGGACTATGTTAAAGACACTAACAATGTTATAACCTCGGTAGAGGCACCAAAGACTATAGAAAGATTACAAGAGATAAGTAACCAGCGATACAATGAAAGAAACGCCGAAGACGAAGATGACGAGAATGATAGTCGCGATAGAATAAACATAAGTACCGAGCCAATAATATTAACTACTTTAGATATACAAAATCTAGAAGAACCCACCTTAAATTTAGAGTTACCCAGTTTGATTGATGATGTAGAAGTATTATTTTAAATTTGCGTAAAACATAAATTATTAATTGATTCTAATAATTTATATTAATGTACAGTCATTTTGTTATTGCCGCCATTATTTCCGTCGTTTTTTTTATAACAAAAGCGGTTGAAAATAAATTTACTAACGAAGAAAACAAAAAACCAGTTAAATTTATCGTGAGAGACACCTTATTAGTTTATTTTAGTGTTGTAGTAGGACAATTTGTTATAGAACAATTTAATAGTATAGAACAATCTGGAGGAAATCATACCCCCGTTTTTACCGACAATCCCGAATTCTAACGCCCAGTCCATATCTTTACACAAGGGACCGTTATTTGATTTTTTTTCAAATCGTAAATATAATTATTCAAGTTATAGCCCCACCGTTGATATCTCATAATATTTCCTAACAATGATTTACGAATACCGCGCTTATCTTTTACTTTAAATTCTCGGGAAAAAATACACCCTAATATGCGTTCCAAACACTGACGATCCGGTCTGGTTTTTATTACCGGAATTAAGTTTGTTATCCTATATTTATGTTGTATGTAAATCAAAAACTTTAAATTTATAAAACCTTGCACGCCAAACCAGCCTTGCCACGTGTTTTGTCTAAATGTGTTAATGGTGCTATCGGACAATTCTAAATCGCTGTTTAACAAATGGTAATTGTGCAACTTACTTGCTATTTGCATTCTTTGTTGAACATTCTCTCGATCGGCATTAAAATACCATAATGGAAGAGCCTTTATATTTTGTCTTATTAGCTTACTAAAATTAATATATCTATGAATGAATACACTATCATGCATTATAAGCGCATTTTCGAAAAACTGGTGAGATAACAAATATATATAAGGTAGCAATTCACCTCGTCCTTTAAACGGGCTCTCGATAATCCTAAGGTTGTCATAATTATTGAAACCCTTTACATATTCTGCATTACTATTGTCGTCTATAACAACGATAGGTAGATTTTTATAATAACGTCTAATAGATTGAACCGCAAAATTCCAGTATATGTTTGTGTCACGGCTTATCACGTGTCTTGTAATTATAAACCCCATTTTTGGCGATGCAAATAACGTTTCGGTGTATCCTCCGACAGATTCCGCCTTTTCCGCGTCTTCCATCTCTTTATCATTTTCTGCCTCTTTATCATTTTCTGTAAATATTATATTTTTCATATATAACATTTATAAGTTTTTAAATTTTTAAGCTAAACTATTTATTTTATCAATATTAATAAGCGTTTTAGGATGTTTTAAGTTGTCTATTTTTATATTGGATACATATTGCTTAAATTGTGGTCTATTCAGTTGTTCTTTGGGAACGTGGTTATGTACATTTCTCGCAATCATTTTATATAATTTAAAATCTGGGTATCTGTCCGATCCGTCATTTTTGTATAATACATTCACCCCCTTATCGTCCACACACCAATCGTATATTAATCTCTGAATATTGCTTAATTTATGAATACTCTTGATCTCGGTAATGTCTTCGATTACATAATCAAATATCGAGCATGCTAGTCGACAAATATCAAAACTATAGTTTGGTTCCAATCTGGGTTTTTTCTCATTGAAAAAAGGTTCCGTATTGTACTGTGATGCCGCGTCTTCGCCATATTTAAAACTATCACTGCAAAATAAGTGACCATTAAATTTATAAATACTTCTCCCAAAGTCAATTATCTTGAAGATACGACCAAAGGTCGGGACCTTGTACATTTGTTTATTAAAATAGTAATAAATATATTTGTCTTTTGTAGACGAATACATAACATTATTGGTATGTAAATCATTGTGCGTAAAATGAAAGGCCTTTTGATAAGTGATTAAAATCATAATTGTTTGCATTAAACACGAACACCACTCGTCGTCACTTAACTCACAGTTTAACAGTAAATCGTCTAGTGTATGCTCACATCCCTCCATACATATTAAATTTACTGGAAATTTTGATAAGGTAAGTATTATTTCTTCATCTTCGGATTCGTCTTCGGATTCGTCTTCGGATCCCTCTTCGGATCCATCTCTATCTTCGGATCCCTCTTCATCGTCTTCTCCGTCTCCATCTTCTTCGTCTCCGTCTTCTTCATCTTCGTCGTCTTCTTCTCCGTCTTCATCTACAAATGTTACAGAGGATCTTGAAGAACACGATGAATTACTTTTAATAGAATAAGAAGACCCACCATTTATTTCACACGTTTCTATTTCGGTTAATAATGGGTTTGAATTGATAACATTTTCTAATTTAGAACTATTACAGCTAAAGAGGTCGTCAAACATTTCATTATCAATCGTTTTAACAGATGACAAACTATAATTACTGTTTTGACTTATTTTAATAGGTGGTAGTTTTGCATCATCATCATTATCGTTATCCATTATATGACTATAATCCTGAACTGTATACAAAATGTCTTTATTTTTTGTAAAATAGTCAGAACTAACTAAATACTCTAAATCATCGATGATATTGATTTTAAAATCTTTCTTTATTGCTAAAAAGGATGCATAATAATTTACTCCATGAAAAAAATTGAAATGTGATATTAGTTTACTGTTTAAAAAGGTAAAAAACCCATCAATATGGGATGCATTATGTAAACTGGCAATCTTGGGATGTACATTTTTATTAGACAGCGTGGGCAAATTGAACAAATGGTCGTTGTTATTATTATATTTACCTACTAAATATTTATATGGATCTAACAGGGGGGCGATCTTTATAAAAATAACTTCTTCTTTTTTTTCTTTAGTTCTCAAGTTTACTAAAATACAATTGAATTTGTTGTCACTTTCTTTCTCCTTAAAATTGATTTTCTCTATTTGCCATTCATTGTTTAAAGTGATCAGATTACAATTGTTCTCGTTGATATCAAAAAATCTAGAATATGTAGGCGAAAAATTTTGCACTTCAGTCAAGTTCAAAATGTTTGGCTGACTTAACGAATTTAAAATAGATTTACTATTTTTATTTTTGTGGTAATTTAATTCCATCGATATTAATAATAAAAATAATATTTTTTTTATTTATCAAACTAATTGATTGAGTTTTATCTTATTCGTTAAATCTAAATAAAATAAAAAGGGTATACTATTTATACAAATGACTCTTGAACTAAAGAAATTTGATATGAAAAATATAAGTTTTAAGCCAACCGAGAATAAAGGTCCCGTGGTTGTCCTGATAGGAAAACGTGATACTGGTAAAAGTTTTCTGGTGAGAGATCTTTTATACTATCACCAAGATATTCCGATTGGGACGGTTATATCTGGTACAGAAGAAGGTAATGGATTTTACGGAAAAATGGTTCCCAAACTATTTGTTCATAATGAGTATAACACCGCCATCATTGAAAATATACTGAAACGGCAGCGTACGGTTTTAAAGCAAATTCATAAAGAAATAGAAACATATAAAAAAACAACCATAGATCCTAGAGCCTTTGTCATTTTAGATGATTGTTTATTTGATGGTTCGTGGACGAGAGACAAAATGATGCGTTTATTATTTATGAATGGACGACATTGGAAAATAATGTTGGTAATAACCATGCAATATCCACTAGGAATACCGCCCATGCTAAGAACAAATATTGATTATGTTTTCATTTTGAGAGAAAATTACATAGCCAATAGAAGAAGAATATATGAAAATTATGCGGGAATGTTTCCCACCTTCGAATCCTTTTGTCAAGTAATGGATCAGTGTACGGAAAATTTCGAATGTTTGGTTATAAACAATAATTCGAAATCGAATAAATTATTTGATCAGGTGTTTTGGTATAAAGCAGATAATCACGGAGATTTTAAATTAGGATCAAAGGAATTTTGGGAGTTGTCTAAAGGTATGAATTCAGACGACGAAGACGAAATATATGATCCGTCAAATGTGAAAAAAAGAGGAGGCGGACCAAAAATCAACGTTAAAAAAACGCAGCGCTGGTAGCATATTTTATTTTTATATAAAAATTCAACCTTATATAAAATAGTATTTATTTATTATTTATCATTTTTTATCATTTTTCATTTATCATTTATCATTTATTGTTTGTTTGCAAAAGGACCACTTACTAGTTTACTTTGACCATTATCACTTTTACCAGTTACGACATTTTCGCCCTCAAATAGTTCTTTGCATACATCGGCGGAAGAGATGGTATCATTATTTAACAAATTATCGATTTGACTATTGTTATTAATACCTATCAAATTGCCTTCTTTATCAATGGTTTGTGTCAACACATTACCCGATTTAGTGGCCTTTTCAATATTTTCTTTAATTGCATTTTGCTTGGTTTCTTTAACACGTTCCTCAAACACGGTCTTCGCATTGACATCATTCTTATTCTTTTCACTCATCAATTGATTTAATTCTTCTTCCATATATTCTACTCGTCCCGTCTTATATGGTTCCGGGTGCCAAGGCATCCACATTCCGACCGGACCTACAAATACGTCGTGGGTAGGATCGACTTCTCTAAGCATTTTTGCTCTTAGTTCAGCTTCTTCGACGGTAGGATATGAACCCCTAATTTTTAATCCACGCATACTTGTTTGAAAATTGTGTTCTATGTTGAATTTTTTATCGAGCTCTTCCTCATTGTTATCTATAAAGGTTTTGTATTCATCTTCAAATACAGTATTAATAAGATTGCCCTTCTCTTCAGAAACAAACTCTTTAAGGTCTGCTGACAAATCCTCAAAAGAAACGCTGTATTTAAAAGAAATAAAATTTAAGAACTGCACAAATTTCTCCATCGATTTGTTGAAATCCCATTTCTTTAGGAAACTA